ACGGAGGTACGTGAAGCCTTCGCAGAGGGCCGCTCATATCTGTACACGCAGCGCGGTGACACGGTGTGCAACATCGCTGAACTGTTGGGAGCCTACGACGCCCTCGCAGCCGAGCGCGACGCGGCGGTGCAGGAGCGGGATGACGCCGACGACGCATTGGCCGCGTGTCAGGCGCAGGCGGCGGGGACGATTGCCCAACTCCGCGCCAAGCTGGATGAATGCGTCGTTGCGTTGCGTGATATCGCTACGAACTACGATCACGAAGCGCAGACACGCGAGCACACAAAAGGCTACGGGGGTTGCTGCCGTGTTTGTACCGCTGAGACAACGCTTCGCATAGTAGCCCGCACCGCCGCCACGGCGAAGGGGGACAGCGTATGAGCAACGCGAGATTTTGCGCTCTCTGCGCGTTGGTCGTGAGCGCCCCGAAACTGCACATCACAGCCACGCTCATTCTTGGCGCGGTGTTCACCGGCTTGTGGTTCGCACACGAATTCTTCTCTGGCAAACCCACAGCCACGGCGCAGGGGGAGTGATGCGAGTTCTTGTGAACTACGAAGTCCACAGCCGTTATCGGCTCAACATGATGAACGCCGAAACGGGCGAGCGCATCGGCACGATGAACACGCGCCCACACGATACGTGGTCCATGCTGGGCGAGGAGCGTCAGCGTCGTGTGGTGATGTTCTGCGAACTCGCCAACGTGATGCACGCGCCAACGACATTCACCCCCACCCGAGGGCCGCAGCCGTGAGCGAAAGAGAAGAAGTCATCGAACAGATTAAGTTTCTGACGCGGATTGCGGATCACGAATCCGTTCGGTTTGAAGATCCAACAGACGCAGTGGAAAGTCTGTTCGACCGCATCGCCGCACTGGAAGCCCGCGCTGAGGCGCGGGTGACGGATGGCTGGATCGTGTGGGCGAAGAAGCGGAAGTGCGGCAAGCGTCATCTCGTGCTGAACTCGAACGGCTCTGTATTCCCCGACGGCAGTGTGCACGATGCAGCGATTGCCAATACGTGCCGAGCGTACGGCCTCACCGAGTGGAAGTTCGTCGCTGTGTCGGCGAACGAAGCTGAGTGGGACTATGTCGTCCCGCTCGTACTCGTAAACGAAAACGCCCTCAAAGCTTTGGAGAGTCTCTGATGAATAACCTAAAATACCTCAGCGACGAAGAACTTAAGATTACAAAAGACTTAGCAAAGAGTATGTTACTAAACGCTCATAACACAAATCAAGTAAGATGGGCAATTGATATGTTATCTGATGTAGGGAAGGAGCGAGAACACCGAGAGAATCCTAAGAAGAGTTGGTTCAGTAAACTCTTTGGTTAGAAAGAATGAGATGCACAAACACTCCCTGTAGAATCCACTCTTCCTGTAATCGCCCGCTCGCCGCCACTATCTTACGCACCGGAGAAGTCTTATATGTTTGCTCCAGATGTACCGCATTCGACAGCGGATATTGTTGGACGTGTTCAACTCGACGGGAGAATCTCCGGTCGCCTTATTGTTCGCGGTGTCGTGACCGTAGGAAGAAAGAAAGCCAAGCTAAATACAACCATTCTGACCAACGAAAACAAGCTTCCGCTCGTTACGGTGGAACTGAAAAGCGACGGAAGTATCGTCGTGAGTACGAGCGGAAACGAAGACTAGCTGAGAAGCTGAGGATCATCTCATGCCTAACGTCGCAAGAGCGCAAGAAACCCGCCAGCGAATCCTCGAATTCCTTCGAAATCAAGATGACAATATTGCCGACACAACAGAAATCTTCACCGCCCTAACTCTCCCCCGCAAGCACGTTTCCTACGTCCTCTCCCGGCTAGAACAGGAAGGAAAAGTATCTTCACTCTCTCCATCTAACTCTGGCTATCGGAGAGGTTGGGAGTTAACTGAAGGATAAAAGAAAAGCCCCACCTTCTCAATCCACCGAGAGGGTAGGGCTTTTTTTATTTCTTCGTATTGCTGTCCCACGCTTCGAGAAACATAGTAGAGTAGTCTCTCATGGCCTTAAACAACTCATTAATCTTCTCCCTTCGTTCAGCAGGAGTAAGCATCTTGTTCTCATTAATCATATTGATTGTGCTTCTCAATTCTTGAATATCCGCAAGCCCTTCCTTAAACACCATCGCTTGCTGGAGATCTTCCTTGTGAATTGTCATCAATTTCTGTAGACGTTCTCCATCTCCCTTGTTTGCTGCATCCTGAAAGGAAGCGAGAACATCACTATACTTGTTAGACATATCATAGAACCTATTCAAGCTTCCGACATTAGACTTATCAATGGTGGGCTTAAATTTCCCAAACAGTGGAACATCTTCTCTTGTCCCCTCAGTCCTTCCCGTCACCTTACGATCAATCGCCGACACCACCTTAAAAGGTTCATTGGTGAGGAAGGTTCTCATAAGATCATCAATACTAGAAGCAGCAATTCCAGTACCCTCTGCAATCTTTCGTGCAAGAGTAGTGGTGTTCATGAAGCGTTGATCCGCTGCCATTTGATTGTTGGTAGATCCACCCGCTGGAATCAATCCTTCGCCAAGCCCCAGATACTTCTGCCCAAGCGTAGTATTAACTAGAGATTGTGTAGTGAGTGGAATGATGTTGGTAGCAGTTTGATTCCAGATACCCTGAACCAGCTGCTCCACAGCTTGAGGATTCTTTCCCCACATCTCATCGAGGAATGTTTCCATTCCCGTACCGAACACTTGTCCATAGAGATATGGTTTCGGAAAGCGAATCACATCCATCTCGGGAGTCATACGAAGATAGAAGTAATTCTCTCCGCCCTTCGAATTTCTCAGCTGTTGAATCTCTGCATCATCCTTATTCCACCACCACAATGTCGCAGCGGGAATAGCTATCCCCTCGATTCCCTTGACGACAGTAGAAGCACGATTATTCTTGAACTGGTGTGCTACCTTATCCACCGATTGAATGCCCATATTCATGAAGGCCGTCATTCGTGCTGCTGCTTGCATCTTCGATCCCACCTGTTGAGGATCTGCAATCACAGCACGGAATAGCTTCGCTGCCTCTGCATCACTTCCACCCTTCTCAAACACACGCATCGCTGCGCCCATTCGAGAAGCTTGAGATAGATTAGCAGACCACTGTTCCATCTTTCTCAGAAAACTCTCACTCTCACCCGCAGCTTTCTTCAACAATCCTTGATAGGTAATGTCTACAATTCCACCAGTTGGTCCAACATATCTTCCACCAATTCCTCCACCCGCAGCCATCACCCGTTGGTAGAGTTCACCTTCCTTCGACACTTCTTTAAGCCCACGAATCGCATCCACAAACACTCTCGCGATTCCCATTGGATTCTTCACAATGTTCGGATCATTCACATAGACTTCTGCGATATCTCGCAACGGTCCAACCATCGTGAGATCGTTGACGAGAGAGAACGCAGTACGAGGAACACTCTCAACCTTTCGTGCAAAATCTGCCAATCCACTCATCTCACCCGGACCTTCGAATCCTTGGAAGAGTTCGTGAAAGTCATTAGTGAATCGGATTGTTTGAAGCTTACCATTCTTGAGAAAAGAAACACTTTGTGTTGATTTATCTGGAGAGTTACCGATAATGAGTTGTGCAACCTTCATGGCTGCAATCTCTTTGCCGGGTTCTGCAAGATCTGGATTCGCTTTCTTCACTGCATCAAGAGTACGCTGGAGAACTGTGGGGTTAACATCCACAATCTCCGCAACTCCTTCCAACATCCCACCATTCCCTTCCAACAGATCATGCATCCGTTGCCACACTCTCGTCTTCTCAGTAGCAGCAATCGCGACGGAAACATTCTCGATATGCTTGGAGACTGGATTATAAACTAACTCATCACCGCCAGTACGTCCAGAAAGGAAGCCGAAAGCATTCTTCTCTTTCATAAGTGCACGAGATGCAGGAGCATAGTCTCGCTTCATCCACTCATCCGCAATGTCATCACCCACAAGATCCCTCATATACTGAGCCATCATCTTTCCACGACGGAAGAAGTGCTCACCTGCTTCCTTAATATGAGGAGCTTCCTGCTCGATTCTCACCAATTCCTTCGCTGCCCATTCAGGAGTGAAGCCAGTAATTCTCAAGTTCCCGTCCGCAACCTGCTTCGCCACAACATAACCATTCAACTTAGCAAGGCTCGCATCGTCTGTGCCCGCAATCTCAAGAACATTCCGCATCGACAGAACTTGCTGTCCATCAATCTTTGCATCTTCCCAAGCCTTCGTAGCAGGATTATAGAGCTTCGGCTGAACCTCAAGATTCTGATAGACCCTTCCATTATTCCCACTCAACCGTAGTAACATCTCATACGGATTGTTAACCTTATCATTCGGAGCAAGCTGATTGAATACCTTCGTTCCACTCTTGTAGTTCACAAACTGTTGGTACTGCTTCGAGAACCATCCTGGAATTGCAGCTTGTGCGGATGGAACCTTTGGACGAGTACCCGCAATGAGTGATTCTACAGTACCAATGGGAGCAGAAGGATCAAGACGAAGTGCATCATCCACCTCAAGATTATCTTGCAACCGTTGGATTGCAGAAACCGCAGGTGTGGCAGATGCCCAGTTGTACTGAGGAAGTTTGATTCCATCGAGACTCGCCTTGAGATTCTTGAGAGCCTTAACTTGGTTCGGATCAAACAATCCCCAGTTAGCCTTCTCGAAGTTATCAACCAACTCACCGAGAATAGTTTGAAGTCCTTCGAGCTTAGATACATTCGTCACACTCACGCCATCAACCTCGAAGCTCTTGAGCACTCGATTAATAGCAGTGAGATTTTGACTAATCTCTTTCGGCACTTCAAGGAGAGAGTTATTGAGAAAACTCTTTCGATACAACTTACTAGCCGCAGCCATAGAACTCTTCGCACTTTCTACAGTAGTCATGAAGAGTTGGTTAGTGGGATCATCCAACCCATCAATGACTTGTTGTGTGCGAGGAGAAGCTTTGATTGCTTGCTTCAGTGAGGATGTGATTCCCTTGGCTGCAAGAATCGTGGTGAGTCCACTTCCCGCAACGCCACCAATTATCGGAAGTGCTCCACCAAGATCCTCAGGATTCATCAGCGCAGTAGACGCATATGATCCAGCCATCTCCGCAGGAACCGAAGCAATGCCCGTTGCAATTCCTCCCGCAATGTTAGGCTTCTTCGAGAATGCTTCTCCAATCCGTCTCGCTGCATCTCCGAATCGTGTGTTAGCAATGAGGGAAGTAGCAGGTGTGAGAGCCTTTGCAATGCCAGTTCCCACAATCATCTGAGGGGCTAGCTTACCACCAATCTCCACAGCGTTCTCGGTGAAGCCCTTTGCGGGATCAGCTTCAAGTAACTTCTTGTGCCTGTTAGCAGTTTGAAGAAAGCTATCCGCAATGTCTGAGAAACCACTTCGCTCTTTTCCTAGCTTCTCAGCTACCCAACCAAGCCCGCCGAAAACATTTCCCGCAATCTGTCCTGCACTCCCGAGCGCGGCAGATGCGCCACGCCCGAAGAGTCCAAGATCCGTAGGTTGTGAGAACTGTTCTCCAATTGCATCGAATGGATTAACCTGCTTCGAGTTATACTTCTTCCCAATCTCATCGAAGGGATTGATTGGCGCAGTCATTACTCACCCCCACTTGCACGTCTACGAATCTCTGCCTTCTCTTGCGGAGTAAATGCGGGAGAAGCTTCGAGATCGGAGAGAGATGCTCCCTTCTTTAATGCTTCAACTGCCGCAGCAATCTTAGGAGAAGGAGCACTCGGAGCACTCACGGTACGAGATGAGGAGAAAGTATTCTTAACGGTATCAACTGGCTTAGCTGCTGGCTTCGTTCCTGCATTCTTCGCTGCGTCCAACGTATCCATAAGATTAGTCGGAGCAGCAAATCCAGGAGGAGCAGTGATAGTAGATCCATCAAAGGATGCCTTATACTTCTTACCAAACTCAGTGTTCATTGCGTTATTGAATGCTCCGACGTAGCGAGAATGCTCATCTCGTGCAAGCTGCATCTCTTGTTCAAGCTTTGCAAGATCCTCACCACGGCCAGTAATCCCCGGAAACTTACCGAGAGCATCAATAGATTTCTGGATATTTCCCATCTTTCCGAGAGCATTGTCTACACCCATCTGAATAAATTTAATTCCCATGAACTGTTCTTGTTGTGTCCGCAATCCCGCAATATCCTTCTCCGCCTGCATCTTGATCCGATCCATTCTCCACTTCAATGATCCTTGGAAGAAATCATAGAGAGTGGGATCAGTGCGAATGCGCTGAAGGATTGGAGTATCGGCCTTACCCGCGAGAAAATCATCCACAACTTGGTCGATGTCAATCTTGTCAGCAGGAAAACTGACTTCGAGTTGCTTCTTCAATGTCTCCATTGCTTGGGCTTCCCGCAACTCAATTCCCTGAAGTTGCTCCTTCTGTTCACCAGTGCGAATATCCTGCTCAGTCTTAGTTTTAGTAAGACCAAATACAGTATCCCCGCGATCAATAGTAGTAGAATCCTCCACACCTGCGAGTCTCGCAAGTCGCTGTTCCTGCTGACGAGGAGTGGCAGTCTTGAGGAAGTTTTTCATTGCATTTCGATCTTGCAACTGCTGACCTTCCTCGATATTCCCCAATCCACTACGATCATAGTTCTTAAATCCAAGCGCACCAGCCATAGCCTGACGAGCAGTAGGGTCCATATTAGAAATCTGTGTAATTAATTCAGGATTCTGTTGGATCATTGCTTCGAGTCGCTTGCCTGCTACGCGATCGGGCTGGATAATGGAGGGAAGTTGTTGAGCAAGATTGGTGATTGCACCGTTCTTGTTGATCTCATCCCACCAGCCGGGAATGTATGGAATGCTCATCTTTTAACCCCACACTGGACGAGAGTATCCACCCCTGCCCATACCCTGAGGAGAATTCCAACCACCAACAGGAACCATACTAGTCCCACCACCGGAATTTCCACCACCACCAAACGGATTTCCACCGCCACCACGCAACCAATTACCTGCAAGCTGTGCGCCCATATTAGCAAACTGTCCCCATGCGGAAGGCTGCTGAATCGTCTGAGCCTGTGCAGTGCCCAACTGATTCGCTTGACCAAATCCACCGAACAACTGAGCAAGCGCACCCATCATGTTAGAATTACCCAGCTGATTCATATTCAACCCCTGACCAATCATGTTCTGCAACATCTGATTGTTGATCTGAGCTTGGTTGGTCATGTTCTGAGAGTTGAGTGCATTGTTAGCTTGGCCAAACTGAGCCATCGAGTTCGCATTACCCTGATTGAAGGTATTCTGAAACTGAGTCATATTCATGTTGTTAAGATTGTTGTTTTGCATTGCGCTGTTGTTCAGCCCAGCCGCACCAAGCCCGAACTGATTTCCCATTCCCTGATTCTGCAACGCAGCACCTAGCATATTCTGTTGCATCGTGTTCTGCTGCCCAGCATTGAACATCCCCTGCTGAGACATCATCTGCTGCATACTCTGTTGTGCATTGAAGTCTTGTCCGCGAGCTTGACCCGCAGCACCAAGCATCTGACCAAGTGCAGCGTTCTGTGCGTTGAATCCCGAAGTCATATTCTGTGCACCTTGCAATCCACCCTGCATATTAGCAATGGAAGTTTGCATATCCTGTCCACGATTCTGCAAACCAACATTAGCCATCGAGGAACGATTAGCAAGATCCTGTCCCATCAATTGCATGGACTGATTACGACGCATCGAGGCATCTTGTGCAGCAAGTTCTGCATTCAGATTACCTTCAGCAACTTGTGCACCAGTGCCAAGTGAACCCGCGCCCTCTGCACCGAAACGAGCACGCATATCAGCAACAGCTTTCATGCGATTACGTTCCATCAATGGATCTTGTCCAAGCGTATCATACGCCTGACGGAAGTCCATCCCAGGATCCATCTGCACTTGTGCACCATTAGATGCAGCAGAGAACCCACCGTTTCCAATATTGAAATTGTTCATATTCTGTGCACCCGAGTTCATCAATCCCTGAAGCTGCGGAGTGAACTGAGACTCAACAGCATTGAAGGGAGTGCTAGCGGTAGCGGCATTACCAAATCCACTCAGGTTAGCCATTCCCGTTTGACCAGCTCCGAAGTTTGTCGGAAGCTGTGAGAGGTTGGCATCTTGAAACTGAGGGGCAGCGAATTGATTCTGGAACTGAGGAAGGCTCAGATTGTTAGCATTCGGATTGTTGAAGAAGCTCTGAAGTGCCCCACCCGCACCGCTATTATCCTGAACCTGTCCACTGATTGCGTTCTGAAAGGCATTCTGAAATCCAGTCTGTGACTGTTGCTGTGGCTGCTGAGCATTAGATTGTTGCTGAACAGTTGCAGCAGTTACCGGATTCCATCCCGGAGATCCCGGGCCAAAGTTACCCGCTCCTGCTGGACGGTTACCACCACCTCCAAGTTGTTGCATCAAGAAGTTATTAAACTCATTTGCAACTGGGGTAGCTGTACCGCCACCTACTTCCTTTACCTTCGCTCCCATCTTCTACTCCTGTGTGAGAAGTTCCTTCCGAAGTATGCCGTATTGCACAGCGTCGAACCACTTTCCTTTCCAATAAGAACACGCACGCTTCCGACCTTCCAACTTGAATCCAATGCGAGAGATGAACTGGAATACCTTATCGTTCACATAACAAGGGAGTGAAACATTAAGGCGAACCAGTGAAGGGAATTCCTCAAACACGTGCTTCATCATAGCAGTGGTGAGAGCTTCCCTTCCCTCAAGCTTTCGATCGAAGAAGGTAAAGTGAGCATCGGCCTGTTCGGGAAAGATTTCCGTTAAGTAGAATACTCCGACAAAATCATCCACTACCCAGAACAATCCAGTGGTGGAGATGTAGTCACCTTTCTGAGAGAAGAAGTATTTCATGAAATCTTCGGGAGAGTCTAACCGCCTTCCAAAGATCACAGGAAACTGAGATGACTTCTCCCAGAACTTCCGCAGATTTTCCGGAGTAAAGATGAGAGGAGAGATAGTCCGTGTGACTGGTCCCTTCCTCTCATTACATACTACGGATAGAGTTACTTCGTTCATGTGTTCTTATCCTCGGGAGATACGGAGATATCAAGGCGATACTCCATGAGTTGAAACTGTCCAGTGGTACAACGGATTCTCCATTGAAACTCATTAGCAGCAATCAGCTTGTCTGCATACAGTCTCACCCTTCGTTCGGTGTTGGTGAAGGAAAGAGTTTTCCAACTCACCCAATTATTCCGTCCGTTCTTTCGATACTCTAAAGTGAGGGAACCATCTCGAATGGGTCTAATCAACAACATCAAGCCGGAGATTTCGATATCATCCTTCGGAAGTCGATACACCTTTGACTCGAAGACAAACTCAGGAGCATTCGTATCGGTGGGAGATTCAAGTTGAATTGAACCATTGCGAAACCCGATATGATTCACCGGAGGAGATTCAGGGAGTAGGCCGATTGCATCATAAGTTGCATTTGCAGCTGTCAGCTGATCGTAGGTACCAGTCAGTTGATCATAGGTAAGGCGAGAAATCCCACCATCAATCGGATAGTAACCATATGCATTGTTAACATCAGAGAATGTCCACGACTGCGTAGGAAAGTGGTAGCGGAAGATTCGAGCATTCGTTGTGGTAGTAGATGGTATGGTGAGAATGTAACGATCATTCACCATATCATATGATCCCCACAATAGATCATTACTCGTCACCGCTCCGGCAAGATCATCCTTAATCTGGCTTCCTATTTCTTGCGGTGTGCTGCCAACTTGATATGAGTAGGCTTGATTCGTCCGTCTGTCATACCATGTAATCCCATTGCGGGTTTGAGTAGCGGAACCAGGACAGTCGCACCCGACGTAGTTGAATGCGGCTTGGAAAGCAAATGGATTTGAAGCAACAGGTCGCTTTGTCGCAATCCATAGCGAACGCTCTCGCAAGATAAGCATGACAGAAGCGAACGCAAACAAGCCCGTAATAGGATCAGCATAGTCTGCTTGAGACTCTTGAAGTGGGTTCGAGCCTGCTGAGATATCGGTTAGTGGATTCCACTCAGTGAAGTTAAAGTCTCCACTCCATGCGAGAAGAATGGGATTAGGAGATATTGCATCTACCTTGTTCGCTGCAACGATGCGATTGAAGAAGGCCACAATATACTTGTATCTTCCCGCATTTCCAAGATTAGCAAATGAAGTAGCTACAGTATTCAAGACCTTAATGTTATCTGCACCATTGTTGGTGAAGATGAAGTAGTCTCGAACCGCATCAGCAGTAGTGACAAATCGAATTCGATCGCGATCTGTTCCGCTCAGTGTTCCAGTAATTGCAGTCCACGTTCCCGATGAATACTTATCTACACGGGCGCGAGAGAATCGGAGGATGATGTTTGTTCCATCGAACCGCGAATACTCTGTGTAGAGTAGGACTGGATTACCGTCTGGATCAGTTCCAGCTAGAGTAATCCGTCCCGGCTCTCTCATTGTGTAGTCAGCCTTTACATCTGCACCTGTGAGCTTAGATGCAATTCCATTCGGAAGGTCTGCTGGGTCTGTGTATGAATTCATTCCTCCCACAATCCGCGACTCAGCAAGCGGAACAATTTGCGGAAGTTCTATTGGTGTTGGAGGAACTCGATAGACCATGTTAGGCTACCCTGACAGCAGAAATGATAGTGGCAGTATTACCACTGGGGTAAAGACTCGTCGCTGCTCGCATCGTTACAGCAGATCCACCAACGTCAGTGATTCCTTGCAGACGTATTGTGGTAGTAGAGATGAGAGGGATTAAAGAAGTAAGTGCAAGATTTGAGACATTGGGACTCTTATTATGTGCGAACCGCTGAGTGGATGCGAAATGATTCGTTCCGTTTGAAAGGCGCAAACCGTAAAGCACATCATTGGAGTGTGTACTTTGAAATGTTGCGTGTGCATTAACGAGCCATGTTCCAGCACTTAGAGACAACGATACCGAGTCATACCAAGTACCAGAATTTATGAGAGTTGTAATAGCTGTGAGGGCTGCCGAGGAGAAGGAGAGATTTGGAACCGGAGCACCACCTTGCTCTCTCCACGCACCCTGTGCAAACAGATAAGAGTAAACTCGATTATCTACAAGAAGAAGATTTGCACCAGACGTATTGAAGATTTGTGTACCATGCGTGATAGTGGTGTTACCATCTCCAATCACCATGATATGCTGACCCTCTTGTCCGCCGATGAAATTAGTAACAGTTATCGGAACAGTGTTTTGGAACTTAAACCGAAGAAGATTTAGTACAGATGGTGTAGTTGAGTTTGTCGGAATGAGTTGCAGTGGAGCTTCAGAGAGCTCTTCAAACTTCACTGGAGATGCAAACTCAACATTATCTACAATTCGTAGTGGCCTTCCTGTGAGTTGGCCAAGCTCTCTTCGAAGAGGAGAGTCTAGGATAGAAGGAGAGAAATCATTCATAATACAATATCTGTACGCAGCCTGAAGAACCTTCACCGAAAACCGGAGAACCTTCTGGGAATGTTACACTGTATCCACCGCAGCCATACGCGATTGCATTGAATACAGAGATGTCGGCAGAGCCGTCGCCATTAGTATCTACAAGACCAGACAAGCCACCAGAAGGAGATGAGTCTTGCCCCGGAAATATTGGAGGGTTTGCATTATGAATGCCCGAACGCCCGCCAAGTATAGTAGCACTACTTCCGCCAACTGGGGTAGCTTCAGTCTGCCCTGCAAGGTTTGCAATCAGTGTACCACTCGCAAAGAATCCTGTGATGGTTGCAACAGCTGCACCAGTTCCATCATTGTATGGAGATATTGTGGCATTAGACCCCGCGAGCGCATAGATTTGATCGGAAGTATTTCCCGAAGAAGTCTTACGGAAGTAAGCAGGACTCACAGATTTGCGTGTATCATAGAAGTAATCTGCTGTATCAACAGTAAGATTATTTATTCGTACGCCAGCACCACCACCACCCCAACATTGAGCGCCGGGAATTTCACCTGAACCTCTACCGCCATTAGATGTAAAGAATACATCATAATTGGTAGGTCCAACAGGATGATTAAAAGAGCCGACAGCATTAGCATACGTACGAGTGAAGAGCTTCTTACGGCTCGGCATTTGGAGAATGTTAGACGTAGTTACAATTTGTGTAACGTTTCCAAACTGATCTGTAGAAGCAACAAGAACCCGAAGGTAATTAGAGGCTACTGCGGATGAGTTAAGAACAAATGTTAGATTGTTTACAGTGACCCCAACATTTGAAAACGAAGATGCAGGAGTCTCGAATGGTCCAGAAGATGAAGGGCTAGTTGCAACATAGGCTCGCCATCCAGAAGATCCAGGAGGGGCAGGAAGAGTTGCAGTAATGGTTACAGTGATTTGATATGTATAGTTGTACGGATCTGCAAATGCCGCTGGTGCAATCTCTGTCAACACAGCAGTATTCATTGTCGGAGGAATAATCCCAGGAACGAATCTAGCTAACATTGACGTTTGCGGCCACGACTGAGCCGACCAGTACAGGAGAGCCGCCGCTCGTATATGGAGTCACGGTGAGGACTACAATCGTGAGTCGGCTTGCCTCAGTAGATACATTGACCAGTGAGAATGCAAGTCCATTCGAGGAACGAACGGTAGCAGGAAGAGCAATGGAGCGATTACCTGTAGCGTCTTGAAGGATGAAAAGAAAGTAGGTCCTTCCCGCGATTGAATTTGTGAAAGTTAGTGTAGTGTTCGCATTGACTGTCAACTGCTGCTGATCCCCATCATCCCAATCGATCGTCTTGGATGCACCGCTATTCCCTGCATTGAAGATTGGAGTACCAATCTGCTTGCCTTGGATGGTAAGTGCAGGACCAACCTTCGTGGGAACAACTGGATCAGCAGTTGCAAAGTTAACACCAAGTACATCTGTGAATCTCTCATTCCATGCAAGCTTGATATCTCTCATATCAGCTGCAACCGTAGCAGGATCACTGCCCGCAGGCTTAGCTACGTTAACACCGTTGGTATGTGTATACGGCATTAGGGATACCTCTGACGAAGGACTTGCACGCCAACTGTACGAAGATCAACAGTCTCTCGTGACTTCACAGTTTGTGCAGTGAGGCTAAGTTCATTGCGTTCGTTACGGATTGCTGCGCTTCGCTGAAGGTCACCCTTTCGACGGTAGACTCTTGCAAGTGCGCCGAGAATAATAAACTCCTGCCACACTCGTGGAATGGTAACTCCACTAACTGCAATGTCATCGAGTGTGCGAAGATAAGAGATACGAGAAGGATAAATCTTATCCGGAGTCGGATCGAAATAGAGAGAGTTTTCAAACTTCGAGTATCTCTCCGGAGTTGCATAAGACTCAGGTGAGACGTTCTCTCCATCCATCAACTCATTATGATCTCTCTTCTTCATCGTCACCCATTCATCATCCACACGAATCTGAACCATCACAATCGAATTGATATCCGTAGTGATAGAATCAGTAGGATAAGAACGAACGCCCGATGCAAGAGAGAATGAGGAGATAGCTTCCTTCTCAGAGAAGTCTACTTTATCCGAGAGTTCCCACCACGAGATATTAAGAAATCTATCCGCTGTGGCATTAGGAAGATCATCCTCATCCATGCCACAAGATGACCGAAGTTCATCTCGAAAGTCTTGGAGGCTTAGAGTCATTTGAGAGTTCTAGCAAAGTTACGAGTGGCGATCGTCCTACGAAACCATCCCATCAGAAACTTGACATTCACTGGACGACGCTCAGTTATGGTAATATAAAAGGCCACCCGCTCATCGGAGTACGCATCAGCTAATGCGGCAACTCCCCGATCACGAATGGCCCGACCCAATGCCTCAAAGCTACGAGGCCCAAATTTTCCATCTGCTTCTGCTCCGATTACTCGCTGTAGTGTTCTAAATGCTTGAGTGATTCCCGCATTCACTGCGAAATCGAAATGAACCATAGCGATAGGATAAGGCAAGCGATCACAAAGGCCGTCCAACCAGTAGTTCTTTTCATAGATTGCAGAAACCTCTTCATCTGTGATCTGCTTTACTGGCTGAATTGGCTTGTCAATTCGCTCTCGATACGTGTCATAGACTGCTTGGGTGATTCCCTTGTTCGTCGCTCCGCCACGGTCATCAGGGTCATTTACATACCCTCCTTCGTGACGGAGAATTATAGGTAATGCGTGAGTGAAGCTCACAGCTCTTCCTCGCTTTCGTCGTTATCCATCTTCGGGTGACTGCCAACAACTCTTGCGAGAAAGATAGCAGTCTGATGTTGGCTCTTCTCTAATCTCAACACCCGTGATCGTATTCCGTTCTTACCATCGACTCCAATAAGAATGGTCTTGAGTGTTGAGGTTTCTTCTTTCAGCTTGTCGATCGCCTGATAAATCTTCCAGAGTAGTGGAATGAGAACGAGTTCTACTATCCGGTAGATTGTTTCAATCGTCTCTTTAGACTGGTCCGGGCTTGGAGGCATCTCTCTTTTTCTCTAGGAAGATCGTAAGTGAATTCTCTTTTCCAGGAGAGGTCACTATGACTTGAAACAGTGTTGGAATGTCCACAACAAACTCTCCTTCGTGGCTGACTGGAATCGAAATCTGTTGGCATTTCGACCGCAGTTCGATAATCGAATCTTGTTGGTTAGAGGCGAATCTCCAAGACCCAATTCCAATCAGCACGAAAGGTGAAGTTGAAGCAGCGGGCGAGGCAGAAACAAATAGAGGCAGCTTCATTTTCCTAGAGGTTAACGATGAGAGAGAAGAATACGAACGTTGACACCCGCAGCGCCAGCGCTGGAAAGAGCCTTTCCAAGAACCTGACCGGCAGTTGTACCAGCAATAACACGACCAGCGGTAGTAGTATCAGGACCAACTGAGAAGTTAGTACCGGCAGTAATTGCAGCGCCAGAAACGACGGTTGCAACGCCTGCAATCTGGACTAGAACACGCTGATTCGTACCAGCAGCAGCAACACCAGGAGTAGTGACAATGTTATCTCCCGTAAGCTGCCCACCAACAACAACGCCAATGAAGCCCACATAGTTCGTGGCAGTCGTTGACTTGTTGACGGTATCAGCTGCAGAAAGAAACACAGCGTCACCCGTATTCAGTGCAGCAGCGGCAGTGAAGATTTCCACAATACCGCCGACTGCGCCCGGAATACGATCCTGACGAGCGAGGTTGAACGTCAACCAACTAAATGCTGTAGCGCGCATCTCAATCTCCTACGAAAGTCAATGAAGAAGGATGATTAGGCCGGCGAAGCGCCGTACCAACCGCGGTAGTTGTAGAAGAACAGGAAGAGACGCATACGCGCACGAACCTTGAACGTATCCGTGTCGTTATCTTCCCAATCCTTCAGCGAGAGCTTCGTACGAACGTCGAAGTTCGCATCGTTCAAGTCCGGATCAATCATGAAATAACGAGTCGTGCTCGTCATGTAGTGATTAACCGCGTAGTCAATCTTACCAAGCTGACCCTTGATCGCGTTCTCGTCGTTGTTCGCCGTGAACGGCTCCATGTTCATGGAGAAGATCTTCCACGCATCCTGAATGATACCCTGATCGTTCGGGATAATGGCCTTACGCAGACGAACGACAATCGGATCACCGTTCTGATCCTTCATCTTGCCTGCGAGATCCATCAGATTGGTAATGCCCGCGATGGAGAAACCAACTTCCGTCGAAGGACGATTAGCAACCGTACCGCCACCCATCAGCGTGTGTGCAGTGTTGAGGAGCGAAAGACCATCCTCACCAGCGTACACAGTATTTGACGTAGCAGCATCGAGGAAACCACCGCCGAGATATTCTTCCGTCATGAAAGCTGCATGACCAAGATGCTTAGCACCCTGATTCAGCTTTCCGTAGAAGTCATCTTCACGCGCCTTCAAGGTAAGAGCATAGCCCGCCTTGAATTCACGATCAACGGCAGCGGCCTTACGGCCCATCTCGATCGGATCAAACGTTACCGGCTCACCATCGCCAGTCTGATACATACGATTCAAACCACGAACCGTTGCCATCTCGACTTCGGGACGATCACGAGTGGTACGCTTGAGGAAGAAATTCCACTCAGGCGAATTGTACTTGTAGCTATCCCAGAATTCGGAGCGAAGTCCCGGACGATAGGCAAGAGGATTCAGGTTACGAGTTACTGGTCCCGGCATCTTTAATTACTCCTTTAGACAGTGACAGTGAACGACTCAATGAAGCGGAACCACACTACGTTGTAACCGTTCAGCGTGTCAACCTTCGTAATAACAACGCGAGCGGAACCACCGGTCTTAGCCTTGTCAACATACCACACACTACCGAACTTCGTGATACCGTAGCTTGCACCGACATCAGCAGCAACTGGAGCAATCACGGTAGCCGAACCGCTAACAAGACGGCCACGGAAAACATTACCGTTGGCGAGTGCAACGGTAACATTCTTAGTGCGTCCCGTTACAGTCGTCGGCTGGTTAGCCATGTTGAAACCAGGAGCACCATCATCTGGCGCAAGTGCAACACCAACAATCGTACCAGCAGCAGGATCTGCACCAGCAGAAACAACTTCACCAGCCGAGTGGATCAGAACTTCACCAACCTCGAAATCTGCGCCAGCCGTTGCATTATATTCGAGAACGAGAGGAGAACCTCCCTGTGGTCCATAAGCTGGACCAAAACCAAGTACCTGCGACATCGTTTCTCCTTACTTAGAATTGAGAGGATTATACTCGCGGCCAGTGATCTGAGAATCTTCCGTCTCGTCCTTCGCCCACTTGAATCCGCCTTCATTCTTCAGCGTATTCATGAAGTCTTGACCAGCGCGGCGAGGATCTTGAGCACGGCGAGATTGTTCAAGTTCAATGGCCTGAAGAACTTCGTAGTTCTTCTTGTGAATCTTGTACAACCGCACATCCGCAATACGAGGATTGCCCGCACCATCAGTATGTACGAAATTGCTTGACTTCGCCAAAGCATCATCAGTGATGAATCCTTTGGAAGTAAGTCGAGCATGAGTAAGAGGATCGTCCTTGTGCCATTCGTAATGAATGTCATCCGGTGCACCCCCTACTTTGAAACGGTCAATAACATGACCACGATCAAGAACCGAAATCATTCGACTTGCAAACTTCTTCAGCTCATCGTCTGTCGGTTCAGGCATCGACGAAGAGTTCGTGAGATTGATATCAACTGGGCGAGACATTAGAACTGCACCTCATCTGCACTGAGGAAGTCCATAAACTCCTGCTCTTGTCCTGCCTTATAGCCGAGACGGTTAAAAGCGCGAAGCTGAACTTCATCAAGTTTCGGAGCAGTCGGACGACTACGCGGAGCAGATGTTGGAGCAGCGGCGGGAATAGGTTGCCGTGTCATAGGAGGAGTAGAAGGAGAACTAGAAGGAGCAGTGGGATTGTTCTGAGGAAGCCCACCACTTGCAGCGTACTTACCAAGAATCATGTAAGTTGCCATTTGGAGATTCTGCGGAGTCGGGTCAGCAGAACCAAGGAACTGGCGAACTTCTTGTGCAATCGGCTCAGCGTACGGGACAAGCTGAGGATTGATTGATTGGAGAGTAGAGGAAAAGTTCTGAACAAAAGCTCGTTCACGAGACTGATTACGCTGCTCTTCAAGAAGCGGTGCAATCGTACGATTAAGCCGTTCCTCTAGCTTAGCTTCAAACAGTCGCTCCATTGCTTCTGCCGGACGCTCACGAAGATCATCGTCTGTGATAATCGGAGTCTTTGGAGCAGCTTGTTCGGTACGAGTAGACAGTCCAGAAAGCTGCTGACGCATTTCATGGAGCTGCTGCTGGAGTACCTGATTCTGTTGGCTCGCGTTACGAGCGTATTGTTCCAGAATCTGAAGCTCGCGAGGATCACTCGGAGGAGTAGAAGAATCAGTAGCTTGAGAAGTCTGATCGACTTGTTCTTGTGACTCCCCGCTGTCCGCTTGATCTAGATTCTGATCCTCGGTTTGGCTCGGATCGTTCTGTGTTACGAAGCTTGGTCCTGTCATCTTTCTCTACCTCTAACAAGTAAGTAATAAGTTTCGTTACTGCTGCGTAAGACCCTTGTGTCTTACGGACTTCATCCCAACTGGCCTGAGAGGCCAGGGAGATTAGGTAGGATGCTTGCTGCGTTTGGAGCCAAGATAAGATTGCTTTGGACTCCGGTAGACGCATTAGATCCGCTAACTGGCGTCGTTCCTCCTCCAAGTTGGCTTGGATCATTTGGAGTTACGGGTTGAGGAAGTGAGAAGTTTACGAGGAAACGGTCGGGGTTACGAATGTCAAACGATTCCATAATGTGACGCATTGCGAGATTCGCACCATCCATTGCACCCTTCTGAATCTGCTGAGTAAGTTGTGGGTTGCCTTCTGCAAGTGCGAGAAGGTTGGTGTAGTATTGCTGAAAGGTACCAACCAACTGTGTTGCATCTTGGCGATCACGAAACTTATTCTGATTCTGATTGGCGAGATGGATCTCAAGGAGAATCTTATCTCGGAAGTATTCGAAAGGAGACTTGAGGAAGGAAGCGATCTTGTTTCCTTTCGGATTGAATTCCAGTCGAGATACCGACGGTCCCCACTGAGCGATAGTGAGAAGTCCGTGATGAAGAGACTCATCAAGAAGCGTTCGAATATTTCCATAGGAGTAATCGAACTTTCGCGCACTCTCTTGAATGCGAGACATCTCAGATGTTGCCGTTCCAGGAGTTCCTGTGTTCGGCATACCGAGAGTGAGTTCATTCACGCCGTTACGTTGCTGCGAGAAGATGACTGCTTGGTTTTCATTGTTGTAGGCAGATGACTTAACATCACCCATCTCCAACGGTTGCAGATCATCCATCTCGTCAAGGAACCAGAACTTTCCAGGAAAGATAGGTTCGTTTTCCTTGATGCTAGAATTACGCTTCACCTTGAACATTCTCATGTTCGCAATGGTAGCGTTGTCTAGGCGAGAACGGTGTTGCGTGGTTACTTCATATTGGAACTGTTCGTTCTGCTTACCAATTCCAATACCGTACCAGCGGAACTCTTGAGGAAAGTAGACACCCTTCGCGAATGGACGGCGAAGATCCTCATACCAGTTATACCAGATACCAACGATGTCTTGGATGTCTCGCTGGAAGATCACGAAGATTTCTTCGAACCGGCCAGGAACAATCTCCCACGTGGTTGCGATCCAGTAGAACTGAAGATCAGTGGGCCAAGATGGATCGGTCTTAGTGATCGCTTCAACGCGATCCATATAGGATGTTGCGTTGTCGATATCAGATGTGGGGGGAATAAAGTGATTCTTTAGCTTATCGTAGGTACCTTCGAGAAAGTATCCATCGGCCTCACGAAACTTAACTTCGTGTTCAGTGAGTGAGAATACCTTTCCGCACCAACGAGCTGATTGAAGATCGAGACAGTCGAAAGGGAGAAGGAATTGCGAGACGGGAACAGAAGAGAAAGAAGGACCATTCTTGAAGATTACTTCAAACTCTTCCTCTCCTTTCTCAGTAGAACGAATTCCCTTGCGAGAATGGTAGCAATACTGAGTCTCGATGATTCCTGTTCCCAGCTTTTCTAATTCGAGAATTGCTGGTTCGACTGACTCTTTGAATGAAGCTCCAACGATAAGTTCTTCGTGAAGATATCGTTCGAGTTCGGGTTCAAGTTCCTCATCAGCAGGATTCTTGATCTTTACATTGACAAGCTGATCGTGTGCAAATGCTGTTTGCATTGTTCGAGAATGCACAGCTTCTACAGCGATTGCTGTCAGTGGTATAATGATAGTGGAGGCCCCTAGAAAGGGGAAGGTAGCCACCTCTGTGGAGGGCTCGGCTAGGTAGTCAGACTGGTACCTCTTGAGCTTGTCGATCAGCTCTGTCCGCTCGCCTAGATGATTAATGAGTTCTGAGTCCAGCCAACTCACTAACTCTTTGCGAGTTTCTTCTTTAAGGTTTAGATGTCGTGGATACATCAAGATCCTCGGTCCATAATGTATTTAACGTGCTCACGCCAAGTAATGGGAAGTGAACGGGGGACCATAGCAGGAAGGTTAGGATTCTCAAGCAACTCGATTGCGTCGTAGATATCCAGAGAGTTAAGATAATCTCGAACATCATGAGCATGAGCAATATCCCCAATAGGAACTTTAGTTTCCAAGGACACTCCCACAAGTCTGTTATTACGAACCAGCCTTACAAGAGCTTTATCCATGTCACTAGTAATTCCTATGTAAGGTTTATCTCCAATCCATGCAAGATAAACACACCATCCATTTTTCTTCCATGAGTCATATTGCTTTTTAGGCATGAGACTTAGCAGAAAGGTTTAACGCGGATGGCGCGGGCAGGAGCAAGCTCCTTGCGCCACCGCGAACAGCGCTGTTCGAAGAGTAATGATGGGGATTATTCCCTGCCATCCCATGCGTTGTGTACAATAACCAACACATCGGAAGCTTCTTTAGCTTCTGCTGGAGTTAAAACTGTGTGGCCTCCTTCGCACTTCCAACATCCATCATCGCAGTCTTCACAGATTAAACGAATTTCAGGGGAACACTCACAGTGAATGCCGTTTGTGTTATGCTCCTTCAAGTCATTTATCGGGACTGTATGAATATTGTGTCCACTCATGATGGATCTACCTTATAGATCGGAAGATCTCCGTCCGGATCTTCAATCCTCATTCCATCAAACAATGCACGAACAACTAGACGCGCAATGTCGGGAGGAACGGGAAAGGACATAGAACGAACCGTTGCGGGATTCTCAATTCCCTCAAGAATCTCGATCGTCAACACACCATCACTCTTATTGGTATCGACGGTGAGTAGATCGGTTTGTCCGCGAAGAGTCTTGTAGATCTTCATTTTTCTTTCTGTTGGAGTTAAGTGCAGCGGTGCCGCCGAGAGTGGAGATTAGAGCTGCCCACAAACGTTGACCATCTGTGAGGATCTTATCTCGTGCTTCCGGAGGCAGAGGGATTGCGGTTCCATCAGGAACTGTTGTAACAGGAGTTCTCAACCTATCCATAAGAAGTCCTGCGTCAGCCCTGAATGCGTTAGCGTTTACTCCAGACATCCCAGAGATGCCCGGTAAATTTGAACCGCCAAACTTTGAGGCTATCAAAGAGAACGCCTTTGCAACTTCATCAATAGCCTCTGGAGAAGCTTGCACATTATTAACGGGAGCGTAAACTAAAAACTCTTCATAACGTTCAGGAAGTGGTCCAGGCAAATCAGGTATTGCCCACTGATTTGGGCCCACCATCCTAGGATTCAAGGTTTCATATATCTTGCGCAATGTAGGAGCACCACCACTAGCCTTCTGTAAAGCTTCGGGAGTAACTTGAACCCCTAATTGTTTCTTGACGTACTCTAGCATCTGATTCGGGAGGTCCTTATCATAAAACTTTTGACCTCCCGCTGGCATCCCCACAGCCTCAGAAATAGAATTGCCAGAAGGGATGAAAACCTCATCAGCATTATTCTTTGCAGCTTCGAATAGTGCTCTCTTTAGAAGCAGTTCTGGCCACTCTTTATCACTTTGAAACGGAAGTGGGAGAACGCCACCCCTACCCTGACTATAATCTTTCCATACGGCTTCTGCTTCTGACCACTTCTTACGAAGCTGGTAATCACCTTCTGTAGTGACGTTTGGATCGCCTGCATTTATTGCTTTTTTATGAGCTGCCAGCTCGGCATCAACTTTCTTAAATCTTTGGTAGAGTCTTTCTACTTCAGAGGGTAATTTCTCCCCTGACTTACTTAGCCTACCCTCTGTTCTAGCATTCTGATGAGTGTCTGACTGAACCTCGCCTAGAACAAGGGACTTCTTTCCATCCCTCTCACCAAGTCTTGTACGAAGATGGCCAACTTGATTAGTGGGATCAAAGTGTTGGCCTGGTTGTTCTAGAGGCCTTACTCGTAAAGAATTGTTTGAACCTTCTGGAAGGTTACTAGACAACACGATTTCTTTGTAAGTCCCGGGATCTGTCTTAAGATTATCTGGAAGATTAGGCCAGTGTGATGCATAACCAGTTCCAGGAAATTCATATATCTCTTCTCCCAGCTTGACTGGATTCTTAGAAGCAACATTAAAGATTTCATCTTTACTGATGACTCTCCCCAAGTTACGCTCTAGAAAATCCTTCAGGCCTGTGTGATCTATCTCTCCTTTAGCTGCACCTTTTTCAAGATGTCTTAGCCATTGTTGGCCTTGACCTTTGGGAGGACCAGAAGTAACTGCGGCTGATAATCTAGAATACAGATTATCTAGAAAGTCAGCACTTCTAGGATTTCGTGCAACAGAGTTAAAAGCTTTGAGGCTCCCCGCCATCGGCATCACCAAGTCACCTGCAATATCCACACTGTTCGCTGCATTAGGATTACTGAGAAACTTCTTCCAGCTTTCCTTCTGAGCATCTCCTGCACTCCTCATTACTCGCGCAGCAGCATTTCCGACATTCTGAGACGATGTAAAGATCATTGCTGCAATAATCTTTGCGAGGATGTTATCAGGCGGAGGAGGCGGAGTAGCTTTTGGAACCTCAGGAATCATCCCCTGCAAATAGGGAAGTGTCATCTCTCTTTTTTCTCCTTCTTATGGTGGAGTTTATGGCACCTCTTACACAATAGCTCACCGTTATTGACATCGAGAGATAAAGAAGGATCATCGTATACTCGCACCTTATGATGAACCTCTCTCCCCGGTTTGCTGCATCTTTCACACCGTCCTCCCGCTCGCTCTCTTACCTCAAGAAGAAACATCTGATAGTCAGGAGTTTCATAGAGTAATCTCCGAAGTTTATTCCACTTCTTGAAGAACTCTTCCCGAGCCATCCACACCTTCTTGATACGAGTGAGCGCTCGAATGATGTTACTCGCTTTTGGTTTCCTTGTTGCGCGAGGCAAGAGAGGGACCGATGACGGTAAGTAGAAGTGCTGCGAGGAGGAGAATAGAAACAACGAGAGGATTATTAGAATCCATGACAGCAGCCATGCAACCATCTCGAACTTCTGTAGGAAGTAGGGAAAGTACAATGGTACCTGCACCCAAACCGGCACCAGCGATGGTTGTAATAGGATTATCCTTGAGTCCTTTCTTCTCGTTCATCTTCCATGCCTCACTTTAGAGTAACCTGTGACTGGATCGCGAGTGCGTTTAATCATCTCAATTGCCGATTCCCGCTCCTCAATCTCATCACTTCCCGCACTGGCCCTCCAAAACTCTGGACCATATGCTAGTGCATCGAGGATGTGATATTCCTTGATACCTGGGAATTGACGAAACTGTCTTACCAACTCCTCTTCCCCTTCATGCAACATAATCTGCCCATTGGCAAACCATGTAGCCAAACCTCTCACTCGATCTTCTTTACTTCTCTGCTTTGTCTTGGCAGGAATAATTCGGAAGTATTCATTTCTCACTCCCTGTTCACGTTGAATCCAGTGACGGAAGAGTTGAGAGAAAAGAACTTCTTCAATCACTACTGCTCTTGGTGCCCACTTTCGATTCAACTGAAAGATGAGATTCACCAGCGCGGGAGGATCGAGCGGCTTTTGGATTGATTCGAGGATGAATGCTTTCGGATTACGAGAGTTATCAGTTCCCGTCACTACAATCCCACTATTTCCCTTCGTGGCAGGATCGACGAAGATAACTCTATCCAGCTCTAGCCAAGAGAATGTCCGGACAATTCCTTCATTGTCTTCGTAGCTCACTCGTTTATCGAGTGTATCCCACTTAATCCTCTTGTAGTATCGCTCCCAAGAACGGTCAAACTCAGCATCTCCCGCGAGTGGATCATTAAGATACTGTGAGTTGAACACCACTGGGTTCTTCTTGAGTATCTTCAATGTACTCTCGGGGAACTGTTCTGGGAAGATAGACACCTTCCGGTCCAGCTCCTTGCTGTACTCCTCTACAGGACGGACATACTTAATCAATTCATCCTCATACACATTCATCACGTGTTGGTACACATCGTCGAAACGATAACGAGTACCGATAAAGTCGATGTGATCGCTGGATGGCGTGAGAAGAAATGATTGAATGTTGTCGATCCAGAGAAGTGTAGCTTTGTGCACTGCTTCTGAGTCACGAGCTTCGACACCATAAATGTCATCCAGCTTTAGGAAGTCATAGTGTCGTCCTTGTGCTCTCGAACCTACACCCATTACGTCAAATGTAGGCTCTGCCCAATAACTCTTTCGCGGAAGTTCGAGTTCTGAATTGTTTACTCTCTGACTCTTACCTGGAGTACAGGTAGGATAGAGAGCCATTAAGAGTGGATTTGTAGTGAAGTGAGACGTGATTGATGTAAGGAAGCGAGCCGCGTGTTCTTTACCTTCGTGAGCAATTAGAACTCTCACTTCGGGTCCAAGATTTCTTGGATACGGCTCGTTTCCTCCATCATCCGGTAGAGCTATTTGGATGGAATCTGCAATCGTAGTAATGGTGGATTTGTAGTGACCTCGGGGAAGTAGGATCAATCTCCATTGCTTCCCCGAAGTCCGACGCATCCACGTTGAGAAGTGCCCGTGAAGTCCAGGAGATAGTTTGTTGTAACCAAGGATCGTAGTTGCAAGAAAGTAAAGATCTGTCTTTGCCTTCCTGCGAAGAAGATTAATCTTCTCGATCCCCAACTGCTCCTGAAGTTTCTCGGCTTCCCGTAAGGAGGTGCTGTTCGAGAGTAGATCCATCTACAGATACCGGAGATAATTCGGCATATCGCTGAGATACTTCGAGAGCTTTGTTAAGCCCGTCAGTGAGTGCCGAAACTTGTTCGGGGTTTTGAAAGATATTTAGCTGGACATTGGTTTGAGAAGCCGGAGCCTCTGGACCAGATGGAGATTCCAGCTTAGAGAATACTTCTACCGCTTTCGCAGCCTTGTCGAAGAAGGCAAAGGGAGCTTTTTCAGCGAGTGCATCATCTTGGAGGAAGTCTTGCATACGCTGGAAGGCAAGGATTTTAGCCTTTTTAAGGGCGTCCGGAAATGCCTCACTACCGTTCTTGAGGATATTCCGCTCAATCCTGCCTACAATATCCTTCGCCTTCTTAGACCGTACGATGTTTCCAATCGTAGATGGAGCGAATCCGAACTTTTCAGCAAGTTGGGAAATCGTTCGTCCCTGTGCATAGTCTAGGACGATACTGGTGTGGATAGGTTTCCAGTTCCGGTTATACTGGGTATCCGCACCACCGTGACTTTTATCAAGTGTGCGGTGCATCTTCATCTTACTTACCTTTCTTCGAGTAAGGATTGACCTTCAGGCGATTCTTCATGGAAGAGAGCATTCGCTTTCCCGCGGTTGCTTTAGGCTTGGGAACACGGACCTTTGATTTGGGAAGTCCGTACGGCTTCGGAGGCTTTGGCATGATAGAAGTTGTGAGAGTTAGAAGAAACGGCGGCGGCGGTAGAACCAGGAAGTTTTGGCTGGGCCAGCTCCACCGCCTCCACCACTAGCTGGTGTCCATTCATCATTCATTCCCCATGTTCCTCGTGCCCAAACTCCTGGAGCCCAGAAATTAAAGTAAGGAGGACGGTAGGGTGCGAATGTTCCGCTGAGCGCGTTCTGCGCTTCCAGAATGACGAGGAACATTAGGCGAAGAACAAATCGATGATAAGATCACCCGCGCCCACCACCGTCGTGTCCGCGTCAGCTGATCCGGTCACCGTCGAAATTGCGATACCGGTGGTAAACGCGGAGCCGCCCGGCAACTGGCCGGTGACGACTGAGTTGGGCGGAACGCCGATGGTTTCGACAACGCCAGCGCCAGCAGTCGGAGCCGTGGCAACGTTGTGCAGCTTGACGTAGCGCGCGGCCGCGTTCGTGTTCTGCACGCGCCAGCCCAGCAAACGACCTGCGCTCGCCTTCACGTTCGTCAGGTTGGTCGTCGCCGCGCTGACCAAATGGAACTTGGACGCGGCGCCGGTCGCATTAGCGCGATACTGGAAGCCTACATCACCAATGGCGTTCGTGCCCGCCGCCAACGATCCCGTGCCGATGTTGGCCGTCACCGTACCCGTTACCGCTGCTGGTACCCACGGGTCCGTGGAGAAGCGCGAAAACGCTTGGATGCTGCCACCTGTGAGAGCTGTAGCAATACGCAAGCGCACGAACACGCCACGCAGCGGGAACGTGTAGATAATCTGCGAAGCAGTCGCCGTGATCGCTGCCGTAATTGACGCACCCGTGACCAGTTCCGCATTGAACACCGGCAGCGGGCGCCAGTTCACGTTATCAATTGATTGCTCAAAGATGAACGTTCCACCTGTCGCTGTAGAAATAACTTGAACTGAAGCGGCCCGGAATTGCTCGGAGTTCGTTGGAGCAGTTCCCGCTACTGGTGTCAGAATGTTATTGACGACAGCAGTTTGTCCCGCTTGTCCAGTCACTACTAGCGGAAATTCTGTGACAGGAAACGGATTGGCGGAAGAGACGAGCGTTTCTGTTCCTGCAAGTCCGTATGCAATCTTGTGTACAGGAATTTCTATCCCATCAACTGTGTCTGTACGGTATGGAACTGACCCTAGTATTACGTTAGGCATCTTTTAATTGCTCCTTATGCGGGGCGGAAAGAATTAGCAGGAGTGCCATCACCTTGCAGTTGGATATCGTTCACCTGCTCGATGTTCACATTCACCAACGCAGCGCGAGGATTTGCGCCCAAGATATCAATCAGCCCACCAACAGGGACAAACACAGTATCCGTGGGACCGAACAGATCAAGAATTACGAAATCCACGCCAGCTGTAAAAGCTGCGTCGGGAAAGTCCACGCGATATATTCCGCCGCCGATATGCCGAAAGCCCCAATCGGTGTGTGCAGTATTGTCAGCAGCCAACGTGACAGGAGCAGTTCCACCTCCCGTTGTCGCCAACACTTCTGCGTTGCGATTGCGGATATAGCCGATGTTCAGCGCAGCAGTATTAAATACGATGTCCGTCCGACGCGCCCCAGTGGTGTTGTTGTATGCCACCCAGTACGTCGTGACATCCGTTTGCCCCGAAGGGAATGCAGTAATGCTCATACGTCTCCTTAAGAGTGTGCGTAGTAGGCTTTGAAGGCGGAGGTGGAGCTGCCACCGCCAATTGTATCTACTTCGAACGAGTCCCAGTGCCATCCCGCAGTCGCTTGATTGCTGGTGTACTCACCCGTCTCCAAGGCGGCAGCATTGGCGACAGAAACCAGCGTGTTGGTAAAGGGGCCTAGCAGTGTCGTGCCGTTAATCGCCGCAGAGATTTGGTTCCCGTTGCACACCAGTTCGACGGTGTAATCAACGCCATTGCTGCCCGTGAAACTGGTAGTCGTGCCGAGTACCACCCACCCACTGCCGTCATTCGCGCGGAGGCGCAAAAAGCCGGGTTCGTAGGTCAGCTCGTATCCGACGCTGGAAGCAAACACAGTGCGCGCATATAGTTTCCACCCAAATGACGCGCTCGTGATTTGACGCGCAATGGCGCGCACGACATAACTCGCGTTTGCGCCTAGCGTCGGCGTTTGGCAGATGGAGAAGGTATCGCCAGTGTTTGCGCGTGCGCGATCGGCGGTGACCTGTAGCGGAAACACACCGGGTACCGTAAGCATCGCCGACCCGACTTCTGGCGTGATGGTCGTGACATTAGTGCCATTATCTGCGGTGAATGTACTACGCCAAATGATTGCCATACATCACCATCCGGGGTTAATGGTGGACACGGAAAAGTCGCTCCAATACCACGGACTATTGGCGGTGTAGCCGCCGTTGGCGTACCCCATGATGTAGCCCATTTGCAGCCCAATAGGGGCGCCTGCGTTTCGTTCGTCGCGGTTGTTGTGGATGTTGCAGTTCCCTGAGTCTTGAAATAGCACGCCATCGACAAACACTTGGAAGCGGCCATCAAGCGCCAAAAAAGACGACGACCACCGCACTTTGACGCGGAGTTGGTGCCATGTATCAAGCGCCATTATCGTGGGGGTCACCGAACTGCTCGGCGCAACGAGACGTGTGATACCGCTCGGGTACGTCTGGGTTGGCGTTTGGAACACGTTTGTGTAATACGTGCCGGTGAATCCTGCTTGGTCGATGCCAGACCCCGTGATCGCTTGCTGCAATATGACAGCGCCATCAGGGTCCGTGATAAACGACAGGCCAATGGTCGAACTCCAGCCGTATACCGCGTTCCACATTTGGAACATCTTTTTTGTGCCTGCATTCGGCGCAAACGTCCCGCCGACACGCATCCACCATTCCACCCACATCGTTTGCCCTTCGCCCCCCATGCGCCGCCCCAAGTTGAAATTGGGCTCGCGGTTCACATCGGTGCCAGTGCCGGGGTAGGTAATTTGCAGCGCGTGAGATTTGCCAGGGCGCTTGACCGCCGTTTGCAATTGGAACTCTCCGGGTATTTCGGTCCCGCCCCACGACATGACATCGGCAGGAATACGGGCACTATCGTCACGCGGGACGTTGCCCGTAGGCGCCCACAGCCCCGTATTCTGCCATGTCGAAGCGGCGGTGTATCCAGTAACACCCCCACTCGCGCCGCCGCGACAGCGGGACAGCAGTATGAGGCTCATATAAATACTCCAGTAAGAATATTCATAATCTCTTCTTAGTAAAGAGAAGAGAAGGAAATTGAGAAGACTCGATTCCCTCCCACCGCCGCTCCTGCAACGAGTCGAAACTGTTGTGCAATTGCAAGACGATCATAAACTGCCGCCTTACCAGCTCCCGGAGTTGTAACATCCGCCAACGGACTTCCATCTTGAAGAGCCGCCCAACTCACTCCGTTATCATTACTTACTTGAATCGTAACAGTCTCTGGAAGAGTTGCAGGAGATTGAATTATTAATCCTGCACTATTCCCATACGTCTCCCAGGCACGAGCTACATTAGATGTAGTTTGTCCGCTGGGAATTGTAAGTGTGAAAGTTGTTACCCTGCTTTGTGACACTTCATGCTCTCCGTGATGAGGATAGATGGAAGGTAGTAGGGGGAGGGTGGGAAGGGAAGGTGGACACCCTTGTGAGCGAAAGCCTTGTGAGTGTGAGAAGAAAGAGAAAAGAATGAAAAGAAAAGAATTAAAGTGGGACGAAAAAAAAAAAAAGGGTTGAAAATTTGTTAAAAATTTTGTTGCACTTGCTTTATATTATAAGGGACTCGCTACTTTCACCCCTCCCCTCCCTTCAGGTGTGTGATACTTAGCGGTGAGAATCTTAGCAGTGAGAAAGTAGGGGGAAGATATCTCAGTGGTGAGAGTCACAATGGTGAGCGAGCGCGAAGGTGATAATGAATTCTCATTCTCGGGGCGGTCGCTCCGCGCATCTCTCACCACTAAGAATCATAGTAGTGAGAATCTTATTGTGAGATATTGTTGTGAGTTATGTTTACCTTAGGGGTAAGGTATAGGACCAGCGGTACAAAGTCAAGTGTTACAAACAATTCGGGTTTTCTTCGTTGACTTGCCTGCGGAATGTGTTACCTTACCTTCTGTCATACGTCTTGTGTATGACCGTTCGGTATGTCTACCGGATAGCTATTTGACAACCCAGCGGGCGGAAGCTTTCGCGAAGTGCGTGCCATTGCGCGCAATCACGAAGCATTCCACCAAACACAACGAAAACGGAGATTTTCAGATGTCACGCAAGAACAAGAACAAGCGCCGTAGTGCTCAGGAAGTACTTAGCAGCTTCACTCGTGAGAACGTTCTCGGTTATATCACCGAGCGTGATTCACTCGCTGCTAACGTCAGGATGGTTTCCGATACGGTGGCACGGATGCAGGAAGCGAACCTACCCGAAGCGAACATAGAAGCAGTTCGCGCAATGATGGATAACGGCGCCATGATGAGATTGAGCTACCTCGAATCTCAGGTGCGCCGAGCAGCGTTCGCAATCATTCGCGCCAGAGGTTACGCAAGTTGGGCGAAGTTCGTACAAGAGAATGCGGACAGCATTCCATCGGCGAGCGAGAAACTCATGCCAACTCTCGCAACGATGGACATTTAGTAAAGTAGTAAGAAAGTTTCTGCCCGCTGAGTTTTTTCCAAAGCCTAACAATTAATTTTGTTGGGCCTTTTGGATTTTCACTAACTTTCAAAAGTTAGCAACTTTTATTCTTTCGTTACAACATTTATTTTTTCGTTCCCATGCTTTCCCCAGCTTTCCCACGCATCCCCACGATTACCCATACTTACCCATGCTTTCTCTTGTTTTTCTGGGTATGGCATTCATAGGTTGGGGGGAGGGTAGGTAGTTGTATATATATATATATATATTTAAAATTTTTATTAATATAACTACTAACAACGACACCCTCCTAGACCGATGTACGCCATACCCAGAAAACCAAGGGTTTTCATGGGAATCCATGGGAAAGGATGGGAACCCGTGGGAAACCATGGGAACTATTTCTATCAGAGTTCTGGCTCTTGACAGTTCGAATCTGTCAGATAGAATTCTTTTTTGTAGCACCCTTCCACTCTCTTTCAACCCCAAACCTCTACATATAGATATGAGAGTCTATCGCGTAGAAGATGCTAACGGAATTGGTCCATCGTGGTCTCTCTTAGATGTATGTTTTAGACCTTCCTTTCATGCGCCATCTCGGGATAAGTTTGGTCACATTGCGGATACGTGGAGAGATAGCCCCACCTACCGTTATGCGGTCTATAAACTAGCAGATGTCCACAAGATGTTGAAGCCCTTGGATGGTGAGTATGCCGACGTTCCTGTTTCGATATATGAAGTAGCGGAAGGGACATTCTTTCATCTTACCGACTGCGAAGGTGGAAGTGAGCAACTCGTTTTTAACCCGAGTGAAGCGACACTAATCGAACGTATTAGTGTTGTTATCTCGAAACGATGGAGAGATGACATAGATGACCAAGGAATTCGATAATCTCCTAGACGTCTCAAAGAATTGTCTAGGGTGTGGAACCCACCACGAAATCATAGTAGAACAGGATGACTATTATTTGTGGAAAGTTGGTACACTTCGCATTCAAGCTGCATTTCCATATCTCTCAGAGGAAAAGCGCGAACTCCTTCTCTCTGGGATTTGTGGAACTTGCTACGATCTCCTTTGGGATGAATACCACGAGGATTAAAAGATGAAAGCAATCATCACAAGAGTTAATCCCGATGGAACTTACGATGAAGTTGGCATGAACAATCGTATAGTTTTCAAAGCAAAGACGAAACGCAAGATTCGTCAGGTTGCCCGGGATTATGTACATCGCAACGGGAGTGTGAGGATAGAATACTTTCACGATTCTCTTTATGAATCTCCCGCTTCCACCGAACATATCCACTTCAAGCAAGACTAACCCATGAAGATCATCTCGCTTACTCTCGAAGCTCTTGTTGTCCTTGTTAAACATCTTCACATCTCAGTAGGAGGGAGGTAGAGATGAAAAAGATTTATCTCTTTAGTATCCATCGCAGGTCAGCCCATATCAACTCCATTACGCAGGAGCATTACTACAATCTCTATTTTGTAGTAGAGCTCTCTCAACCCGAAGAAGATGCAGTGATATTTCTGAGAGACCTCATGGAGAAATTTCCCAATCCTGTGTATGATGTTAAAGTACACGAAAAAACTACCAAGACAACAAACATCACCGAGGATCTCATGGATAAAGCTATCATGGAGGAGTACTAAGATGCTGAGAACCTTCGTATACACAATTATCTTCCCGAAAGGAGATAAGAAGAGTTTTTACATTAAAGAGCATTCCTGGCAGCAGGCTCTTAATACTGCACGCGATGCAATCGACCTCGGTACAGTTGATGGTAAACTCCTTTCACTCACGGAGATATTCCCGTGAGAATCATCTCGCTTACTCTCACAGAAAACAAGCTTATCCTTACGTCTAAGGTAGGGGAGCTAGTTAGCTGTCAAGCCGTCTCGCCAGCCCTTACCCTCGCAGCCCTGCTAGCGGCGGGCTCCCCCGCTGACCCGCTGGCCAATATTCCCCCCGACTATTTCGACCCGCCCTATTGACATTCACCCCCCATTGTGTTATACTAGATCCATGCAGGGCGAGATAGTTATTCATTTATCCTTGGCGGGATTGGATAATTATCTCTACGGTCTACGATGGCCTAAGATTGTAGCAGAGTTTTCTCTCCGGTTTCCTTTGCTCTCTTAGCGTGGTTCGATTCCACGGTAGACTATTTCCCCACGCACAAATAGAAAGGCTGATTACCTAGTATATTTGTGGAAACCTACCCTAATCAAGTAGGGAGCGAAGTTTGCACCTCATAAGTGTAAAGCTTCCGTGGAATATTTTCACTCAACCTACTATCATATAATTATGACAGAAGAAGAGAAGCAGAGAAAGGAAGATTCAGCTAAAGCTAGACAGCTAGCTAGAGAAATCTTCTGGGCAGTTGAACCAGTATTGCGAGAACTCTCTACAACAGAGTCTCAGAAGAATTCCAACTTCAATTAATCGGAGAAGTTGGATTACCCGCGACGCTACAAATCGGTAGTGTTGCAAACATCACTCACTTATTTGTGAGGCTTTATTATGTCGTACACTCTGGTTGCATCCGGCAAGGGCGAGACTGCGAAGGGCGAAGCGAAGTTTTTCGAGTTCACTGCGAACAATCTCAAGTCTTCCGACTATCCGCATCTCCCGTCGAAGAAGATTGGTGATGGTGAAAATGCGAAGAACGTTCCGGTGATTAAGGTTTCGCCCGTTGCGATTCTCGTTCGTGAATATTCGTCGATCGCCGATGCTCGCGCTCATGCAGAATCGAAGGGAGTAGCTCCCGCACAGTTTGAGACGGCCGTCCTTGATCTTATCAATACCGCTGAACGTAACGAGACTGTTCGCATCGTTCGCTCGCGCGTGATTGATTCCAAGATCCTTCCGGCTGATCTTGCTGATTTCGTTCGTGATGCGGCGGATGAAGTTAACATCTTCGTCGAGACCGAGAAGTCGAGCGGTCGTGTTTCGCTCAAGGCTACGCAGGAGAAGGCTGCACAGATTGCCGAGCAGTACAAGGACAATCCGATGCAGCTGGCGGCCGAACTCATGGCGCTGCTGGGTCTGAACAAGTAAGGTTGGTAATGAAAATGGCAAAGGTAGAGAAGTTACTGTATCACAGCAACGTGATAAGTTCTTCTTTATCTTTGCCATTTTCATATCCATCCATTTCCTTCCCATCTCACAACCCTCAACGAAAACCGGAACGATCATGGATATTCCATCCACATCTATTCTATCACTTCCGTCAGAGCAGCTTAATGCTCTCATAGAAGCTACGTCATCTGCTGCACACTCAATTCTGCAATCATATGCAGATGACTTGGATCATCCCACCAACTGGCGTACCGTTCTATCCTTTCGCCTTCGTGATGGTGATCTGTTTCAGATTCAACGCAATGGCTGCGAACCTGCCGTTATTCTAGTTAACGGTAACGAGTTCCTCACCCTAGATAGGAGTGATAAACCTCGTGTCAACAAGTTCAAGCTCGCTGCACTCCGCGCTATCAAGCTTGCCGCGACTCTTTCAAGGGCTGGAAGCGCGCTTATCACTGGCGATCTGGCATATGCTATCACAAAAGAACGAAAGCGCGTTCGGCGTGAGATCTTGGGAGTAGGATACAATGCACTAGATGAAAGGTATTTCTCGCTCTCTGGTACACTTATCCTAACAGATAAACTTGGTGGACGTACGCTTTCCGCTGAGATTATCCCATTCATCCCGCTCGAATCTCAGGTGAATGCGCTTCGCCATCATCTCTCCCTTCTCATGCTACAAGATAGCGAGACAGAAGAGATGATTGATATTCTAGAGATGGCACGAAGCTACAAGAAAGTTAAGGAAGAACCACCGGTGAGTTACATTCTCTCGAATGATGACACTGGCGGCATGGTTACTCACGTTGACTATCGCGAATCCTCTCTACTTCCAACCGAAATCTAGCTTATGTATATCAAGCTCTTCATCGGGTTCAACAATCCCATCTCGTGTAACATCTACTTCGGTGAATCTTCTCCGAACGAGATGAAAGAGTACATCGTTAAGAACTTCGCATCCATGATGGATTGGTATTATGATTATGGAAGTGAGGAAGACTTACGCCGTGGTGTGATCGAGCAAGCTGAGTACAAGACTATCATGCGTCAACTCTATCCCAATAAGGAAGAGAGAATTGCCACTCACACACGCATGACCATTCACGAGCCACACCTTTTCGACAGTGATCCATCATGAATACCATCTCATCTAACGACTTTCCGATCGACCCGCGATCACAAGCAGAGAAAGAGATGGTACTTCCCACCTTTCAAACTGCTATCACTGCACCCCCGAAACCCAAGTCTTACCTCACTCCCGATAATACTCCCATTGCCACTCCGCCCTCTTTCAATATTGACATTAGAAAGATGGGAGCAACGCGAGTATTGGTGACAGTCGCGCAAGGTTCTTTCTTCTCACCAACTCCCTTCGCTGACTACAAGTACGCTAGCGGATATGGTTCCTTTCATATCCCATTGGAAGAATCTCCTAAGCTCTATACGATTCTCTCCACTGAGTACAAGCATTATCGTTTCACCATCGATCCTGCTGTAGCATTCTATGTGCGTAGTGTTCTTGAAAGAGAGCGCAAAGCATATGAGTATGCAGTTGCGAACGATGCTCCCGAAGTAGATCACATCCTTGGTCCAATCACTCTTCGTCCATTCCAAGCAGCGGCATTTCGCTACATGGATTACAATGAAGATGATAAGATCCTTGCATTGGATATGGGTCTAGGTAAGACAGCCGTGGCGATTAAGTTTGCAGAGTCTCGCAACTATCGCACCATCTTCCTTACCAAAGCATCTCTCGTGCAGAATCTAGATGCCGAGATTCGCAAGCTTACATCGAAACGTCCCGTTATCCTCTCGGGTAGAGTTCCCGATGAGAGTTGCATGAAAGCTCTCCTCTCTACGGAATTCCAATACTTCATCCTCAACTATGAAGTTATCGGAACAGAACTTGTCACGAAGAAACTTGAATTTGCTGATGATGATGAAGAAGTTATCTCATATCCCTGGGTAGACTTCCTCAACATTGTATCAGCTGCAAATCTTCTAGACTTCTGTCCTGCTGACGAAGCTCACTCGTTCAAGAATATGAACGCGAAGCGTACGAAAGCTATCCTTAAGTTGAAGATCAAGCGAAAGATGCCGATGACTGGTACTCCCCTTGTCAATCGTATTCGAGAACTCTTTCCCCTCCTCCACTGGGTAGCTCCCGATATGTTTCCATCGGAGCAATCCTTTCTCAACACACACGACAATGGAAATGGATTCCCCAAGAATCCGAAGGAGTTACAGAAAGCTCTCCTTCCATACATGTTCCGTCGTGCGAAGAAAGATGTTCTTACTGACTTGCCTCCCATTACACGCATCACTCATTCTGTAGACCTCTCTCCCCTTCACAAGGAACGCTACAAAGCTGCACTTGAAATGGTCTACAAGACTATTGATGGTGGCGAGAAAGATATTCAGAACACACTCGTCCAACTCAATCGCTTGCGTGAGATTGTCGCTGATGCTAAGGCTGATGCATCTATCGAATATCTCAACAACTTCCTTGAAGAAACAGATGAGAAGATCATCGTCTTCTCTAACTTCAAGATGTCCGCAAAGCAGATTGCAGCAAAGATGGGTTGGAATGTTATTCACGGTGACATCCCGATGGAAACTCGCATGGGATATGTGAATGACTTCAACAACAATCCATCCACACGTGGGCTAGTTCTCACTGTAGCGACTGGACAAGAAGGACTCAACCTTACCGCTGCATCTACAATCTACTTCAACGATCTACCGTGGACACCGAAAGATATTACACAAGGTGAAGCGCGAGCGTATGGTAGATTGGTAGATTTGCACGGTGCAACAAGTGTATGGGCACAGATTTCTAACACTGTAGATACACTCATCCTTTCACTTCTCATGAAGAAGATGGCTATCTTCGAAGCTGCGGTAGATGGTACAGCGGGATACGCTACCGAACAGAATAGTATCATGAGTGAGTTGATTGATCTTCTCAAGACTAACCGATAACCAAGGATAGGAGAGATCGTGATTATAATTCGCAAGGCAGTAGAAGATCCGCAGCTACTCACTTCTCCGGTGGAGGTAGACTACGAGTATTCCCGCACCGATGAAGGAGGAATTGTCTGCTCTGTGATTCTCGACAGGACGCGGACAAGTCTGGGCTGGCCAGTGGAAAGGACATTCAGCGAGATTCGTAGTAGGTTGAGCGAAGGGGAAACAATCATTCACGACGACGGGGAGGAGTGATGATTGTTTCCTATTGTAGGTACTATGGTCTTGTCATGTGGTACTATAACGACAAGATGGAGTTGAAGTTTTGGGAGAGCCAATATGAAGATAAGTCAGGCTACTCCTCTCTATCCAAAGTTAGGAAATCTCTAGATGTGAGAGACATCATCTTTGACGATGGAGCAGAATAGATGCTAGTCGTTCACGATAACTACAACAACTCCCTCACTATCTACTATGTAGATGATGATGGTACAGTTATAGTAGATCACGAGATGGCTCCATACGAAGGAGAGTTTCTCACTTATGTGTGTGGAATTCAGTCACTCGACACTCTCCGAATACTCTTCAAATCACACATCATCTATGATGGAATAGATGAGTGTACAACCGTTACGGAGTGGAAGATTATTAATATGCTTAACTTTTCAGAGTGGCTAGGTTAACTTTGAAAAGATGCGCGGAGCGACAGTGAGAGGACTGTCAAGGGGCATGGCTTGTCAACCCCCCATGCCCACTTGACTTTCTTCCCCCTACCCGTTATACTCCCCTCTATGTACCCCTTCCGCTAAATAATTCCCACCGACTATGCAAACATTCCAAAGCAAATCCGCAACGCTCAAGTTTCACGTCCAGTTCAATAGCACCAACACAGCTATTAGATTTATGGAACTTGAAGTAGATGGTAACAATCGTCACGTGATGACGACAGATGAAGAGTTAAACGAACTTGTTAACTTCGTTACAGATATTCGCGACACACTCTATGGACGGAGATAGTCGTGCAAACATTCCTCACACATCCATCTTTCTCTCTCACCGCGTCCACTCTAGACAACAAGAGGTTGGGTAAGCAACGAGTAGAGACGAAGCAGATCTTGGAAACAAACTTAGCCATCGCAAAGTATAAAGCTAAGTTCACTCCCTTCTCCACTCCATCTAATCTCGCGTGGAAGAATCATCCTGCGGTAAAGATGTGGAGAGGATACGAAGGTATGCTTGCGGTGTATGGTGGTAAGATGTGTAAGGAGTGGGTAGCAAGGGGGATGAAAGATTCTCTCACAGAATACTTCCAATCCTTTCTTTCTCTACCTCTCATCTACCCACCGTGGATGACAGATGAGAAACTTCTCAACCGTATCATCTCCACACATAGATCCTCTCTTCTCTTTAAGGATGAGACGTTCTATCGTCAGTATTTTCCGACAGAAGAAAAGAAGTATGGTTACTACTGGCCCACATAATTCTCGCTCACCTCTCCACAATTCACCCGTACCGGAGTAAAGATGTTCCTTTCTGAGATTCGACTGTTGGTGGGTGTGCATCTAGGAGAAAAGGGTTTGCCTCCTAGTATCATCGCCCCAGTAAACAACCTTCTACTTCTTCTCGACGAAGAACTCACCCTCTCTGGATTCACTGTATCAGCTACAGTAGAGAAAGAGATGGAGCGTTTGAAGAATGCTGTGATCCTCATGAACTACGATCCAACTCGTGAAGAGGATGACATCGAAGAGGAGTTGGAGTTGGAAGATACCATCGAGAAGATGGAAGAGGAAGATGATGAGGATGACCTTCTAGGTGAGGATCTGTTCGGTGACGATGATGATTAAGAACAATCTTCCCATCCTTTCATCCCCCTCCCCATCACACTCTAACAATCTAAGTAATAGCATGGGATATGAGAACTATACCTTCTCTCTTCCCACTCCCGATGGTGATGCAACCATCTGCATTACAGAAGATAAGAATGTTATCGTTCGTGTAGACATTACGATCGGTAAGGCTGGATCTTCTGTGGCTGCATGGTGCAATGGGTTTAGTCGGATGCTAACCTTCGCACTCAATCAAGGAGTTGTACTTGATTCTGTGATCGAAGAACTTTCCGACATCGCAAGCGATCGTTATCAATTCGCCGATGGCATCCCCATTCGTAGTGGTCCCGAAGCAATGGCAATTGCTTTCAAGAAATATCGAGTCCTCAAGAAACTCTAACGGAGAAGATATGACAGAAGAACAAATCACACAGTATGGAGAGAAGATGTATCTTCAGTTGTGTGAAGAGTATCCAGACATCACTCAATTGGAGATCGCATCCATCCTTCTCTACACCTCTAGTGGAATCCTTTACGCAGCCCTCGGAGGTAAACATAAAGAAATTGCTCAGGCTCTAGTTGTCTGTGCTAAATTGTCAACGACTCTTTTAACAGTTGAGCCAACGAATGCCACGGTATCTGTCTCCACGGAAAGCAGCGAAGTATCGGGAGTTAATCGAGAAGTTAGCGAGAATCCTATCATCCAGTAAGTACACATCATTTCTTCTAGAAGGTTCTCCATCCTCCCTCTATGAAGATTTGTGGACGATACGATCCTCCCTCTTCTCTACTCACTCTCACCGCCTTCGATTCAAGAAACAAAGCAACGGAGTATGGGTTGAGATATCAGCACCATTCGACTTATCCTCCCTCGCTCCAAGTTCGATGGTTGTAGAAGTATGGGATGGAGAGACGGTTGAAGAGAATCTTACACGAGGCGCTATTGCTTCACGGATTCTCCTCGACAAACCAAAGAAGATTCGCTTTGTTCGCTCTCCCTCCCTATCCGATGTAGATATTGAAAAGCTACAAACTCTCTGTTCTTTCAATAGCTACACACTCGAAGTCTCCGATAAATTCCTCACCTTTCTTTTCGTAGAGAACGAAACATGACAGACAATATCACCACGACCGAGTCCGTCCCGACTGTCTTTGTCCCCAACTACTATCCGAACAACGATTACGAATCGGCTACGAGTTTGGGTGCGTTGGTGTTCATGACAAAGGGAATCGTTCTTCAAAATCCCGACAAGCTCCACAAGCTCTTCCGTGATTTCTTCAAGGATGCAAACGAGAATGATATTCTTCTCTTCTCAGCCTCCAACCTTCTCTGCGCTGTTGCATACCATGAGTGGTGTGCGCGCTTTCCCGAGTCTCGCTTTGTTGCAACGTGGGATAAGTACCGCGGATACACCCTACACAATGTGACTGAGAAGTAACATGGCAAAGGTACAGCGACACGTTGAGATTGAAGAAGCACATATCATAGCAATCCAATCACGATTCGGTTCCTCAGTTAAGCTATCATATATCATCAACGAGTTGCTGTATCAGTTCGATCAGATCCTTTCTGAGAACGACTTCCGTTTGTCTAGTATGTTACGAGATGCCGCGCAGCGGACAGTAGAAGAAACAAACCTAAGATAAAACAAGAAGAATGCTAACCCACGAGCATCCCAAGCGAGAGTTCCTTCCGATGTTTGAACGAAAGGAACCACTCATCAAAGATCACACAGCTACGAAGTTGTGGAAAGAGTGTCCGCGAAAATACTTCCTTCGCATTGTCATCGGAAGAACACTCGCGAAGCAAGAGATGGAAGTTATCTTCGGTTGGGGCAACGCCGTCCATATGTTTATGGAGACGATGTATCTCACCGAAGGAGATGTGCAGAAGAGTTTCGTCAAGGCTCTCGCTATCTACAAAGCTCCACCGATGGGAAGCAAGTGGCCTCATCTTACCGTCGAAAGGTTCGGTCGCACTATTAAACTTCTCACTGAGTTCTACCAGAAAGAGAAAGCTCTTGGTAATGTGGAAGTGAAAGGTATCGAACAACCTTTCAATGTCGAGCTTCCCGATGGCACGATCATCGGTGGTCGGTTCGATATGTTCTTCACACGAAGTGATCGTCCACTGATTCGAGACTGGAAGACTACAACCAAGCAAGCTAATTGGTTTCTTCCAACTCTCAATCCAAACGATCAAGTTACTCGGTATGTGTATGCTGCATCTCGCTTGGCTGGCTGGTCATCATCTAACCCCTCAATGGGAAAGATTGATGGTGCAGAATTTGTAGTTGTCGAGAACCAACCACCAACCAAGAGTGATCCGAAACATCCCAAGGTAATTGCTCAACTCATCTCGAAGTCTCATCACGAGTTGATTGAGTGGGAGAAGGATCAGATGTTTATCTACAAGCAGATGGAGTTCTCTCGTCTGCATGACATCTGGCCGAAGCATGAAAGTAATTGTAGTTGGTGCGATTATCGTACCGTGTGTCGGCAGCAAACTCCAGGTGGTATGGAGTGGGAATTGAAGAGCAACTTTATCCAGAAGTTCTGGGATCACACACGTGAGGAAGAAGAAAAGTGACAGTAAAAGAACTCATCGAACATCTTCAATCAGAGGTCAGGAATGGCCTCAGTCCACACGCCACCGTTGTTATCTATGATGTTCACGGTGTTGACTCAGATGTGATGGAACTCTTTCCCGAGCACATCTCAATCGAGGAAGATGACAGCGACGAAGAGCTTCTAGTCATCTCATCTCAAGACGATCCTGAATAAACTCCCTCACAAAAAAGGAACTGTTATGACGCCCGCAAAGAAAGCTACCGCAAAGAAGGCAGCTCGCACGCGTAAGCCGAAGATCATCAATGTTGTAACTCAACCTGACAAGGTTGATATTGCTCAACTTGTTCTTGAACTTTCCCCAGATGAACTTCGCGAACTTAAGTTCCGCGTCACCGAAAGGCTGAATCGTCCTCGTCATGGGTTCATCCAAGATAGTTTCCTCTTCACGGTTTTTGGTGGGAAGTATCGGTACCAGTATAATGCGCTCAGTAACAAGCTCTTCTCGTTTCACGACGGAATCTGGAAGGACTCATCCTATCAAATCCTAATCGACTTCTGTTCACGTACTGACTCAGGAGGAAAGAAGATCATCATCTTTAATATTCTCGACTACGCAATCCAAGTTCTCACGGCTATTCGTGCTCATATGAAACCCGCACAGGAAAATCACTATGCCACGCCTGAATGAAGTCTCCTTCTCCGAATCGGTTGCAGCTATCTTCTACTCTGCACCTGGAGTTGGTAAGACAGACCTATTCGGTTCTGCTGGCTCTCGCTCGCTAATTATCGGATCACCTACTGGACTTGTTACTCTCCAGAATCCTTCCTTCCGAAGGCGGTATCCCGGATGTAATCCATTCATCGAGATTGTAACTCCAGACGAAGATCCCTCTCAGTCGAATGCGTATGACAAGATGACGAACATTATCAACAACTACTTGACTACAAAAAGTAGTGAGTTCGATAACATCATCATTGATGACTCGTCATTCCTAAATATGCAGGCGATGAACAAGGCAGTGGGTATTAACTTCATGGAGCAGCGATCACAGTCGAAGAGTAAGATCGGTAAGTATTCGATTATTCTTCCAACGATGGCTGACTTTGGAACACAGATGAGTCTCGTCGAAGGTTTCCTTATCAATCTTGTTAGCACGTGCAAGATTCACAAGAAGCATCTTCTCGTCGGCTGTCATGAGAAGAATGTGTACAAGAAAGATAAGAAGACAAACGAGGAAACACTCATCCGTATCGCTCCACTCTTCACTGGTAGGGCTGCACCTGAGAGTATTGGAAGAGACTTCGATCTAATCTTCCGCATCACAAGAGTGGGTAAAGAGCCAAGCTGGACTAAGCGATTCCAATGTCATCCTGATGATATCATAGCAGCGAAGGATCGTTACAGTACGTTCAAAGTTGTGGAAGATAATCTGGACTGGCCGAAGATTTTGAAGCGAGTTCATGATGCTCTTCCCGCCCTCGAAGATCCCACCACTTCCGGTGGTTCTTCATCATCCCAAGTAGAGGTTTAACAAGTCATGTCCACTCCATTCAATCCGCTCGCTGGCGACTTCACTACGACTGGTTGGGTTGCACCGATCGACGACTACGAATTGAAGATTGTCAAGGTTAACTATCGCATGGTTGGTAACGACAATCCGAAGCCGGTACTTTCCTTCGATCTTGCAATCAACGCTGGCCCGTTTCTGAACAAGCGCCCGCCCGCTTTCCAAGTGTGGGAGCCCGAGACGGATTTCTCGTCGGCTGGTCGTGTTATCATGGCAGCGCTGGGTTATACTCCCGGCAAGGAAGATGCGCGTTTTGCTTCTGAGAATGCAGACATGGATCTCACGCTCGATTCGACACAATCTCCGCCGGTTCTTGGTGACGGTTATGCTCGCCTCGAAGGTTGTGTATTCCGTGCAAGCCTTGGCCAGAACGCCAAGCCGGAACGCACCTACCAGACGTTTAAGAATATCCGTCCCTTGAACGGATAACCAAGTAGTAAGTTGTGAGAGAGGATCATCTTCATTGAAGGTTCTCTCTCACTTCTTTTGCCCTTTCGTCTAACGGTAAGACAGCAGACTTTGGATCTGCGAATCATGGTTCGATTCCATGAAGGGCATTCTTCCCAACCTTACCTCTAACTCTAACTCTAACTTTATGAAACTTCCACTGTATGTCAGGTTTAGTGATCCAAAAGATCCAGAAAAGCCTGTGAGGTTTAGGTGGTATGCTAATCACTTTGATGATACATATATACTGTGGGATAAGGAGACAGATACCAAAGTTTCTATACCTACAAATTACATCAGAGAACAGAGTAGAGATCCTCGAGAATCTGATACACAGTTTGTAATTCGTATAGTCAGAGAGGCACTGACTAGAGGTGTAGCCAAGCAGTTGAAATCTCCTTAACCATCTAACTCTATGAAACCCACCTCAGATAGTACACGCGGAATCCTTGGCCTCGCTACACTTCAAGTAAATAAGTTAGTGGAGCGATACATCCGACTCGTCCGTAAGAACAAGATCCTTCGGCGAAACTTGAACAGATGTAACAAGAAGCTACATAAGATGGATGATGTACTGAGTAAGTCAAGGAGAGAAACAAAGGAGTACATGTCTCTCTATCTTAACTTAGCAAGGAGCGACAGCGTGCATACTTGTCTAAGATTCTCTGCCATCGCCGAATCCATCTCATACAATAGCGTTCATCACCCCGAGAAGTTAGCACGAGACATTGCGATACTCACCCAGATACGGAAAGAGTTTAAATCTCATGTCGCGAAATAGCTTTCCACGCCGAAGACATTTCTATGACGACTGTCTGGATGCAGTTGGACCAAGATGGGAACGACACACCGTCATCGCAGAAAGAATGCGGGAGGTTGGCTGGAATCCCACTCCCCATGATCTTAAACGAATGCTTCATCTCATTGCCAAACATGGGAAGATTTGGTATCGCACTAATTCCAACGGCATGGTCACAGTCCGAAAGTCCGAAGAACAAGTTGAACTAAACCCACCCAACAATCTCCGCTAAGATGATTCAGAAAAGTAACATCGAACGCTTCCTTGCTGACAACCTTCCGGCAGAAGTGAAAGCTCTCACTGAGAAGATCTCCGAAACTCGTGATTCTCTTCTCTCCCTCCAAGCTCGCTGCAATCTTCTCACCAACATTGCTGAGGTAGCAGGTGTCGATCTTACAGAATATCTATCGAATGGCACAGACGGACGTGATAGCGATGAATCGAATCGAAACAGCAGCGGCAATTCACAAGACTATGCTGCACTTGTCGCTAAAAAAGTGGAGCCTTCAGCAGCAACCTTTCGTTGAGACACTGGTGAAGTTGTTGGAGAACGAGAAGGAAGCACTCACTAAGCTAGGGTTGTATGAACTAGCATCACCACGAGAGAAGGAGCTAGAGAATGAGTAAACTAACGCAAGCCCGAGAAAAAGCAATCCAGTATATCAATGATGCTCCTAACGCAGAGGAGCGTAAGATTAGGAAGATGCAGATGTCCTTTATTCTCTACGCTTCACCTCTACGTTCTTCCACCCTACGCATAGCAAAGAAAGATGATAACTCTCCCACGCGATAAGGTTGCCGTAGCCTACATCGGCGATCCTGAAAAGACTAAGACAGGAATCTACATTCCCGATGTGGCACGAGAACGTGCAGATCAAGGAGTTGTGAAGTATGTCGGACCAGATGTTAAAGATGTACGAGTCGGGGACTATGTGGTTTTCTCTGGTTGGACGGGTACAGTGTTGCATATCGAAGGAGAGGGTGGACTTATCATCCTCCCAGAGGATCAAATCGAATGCACCCTTCACCCAGACGCTACAAATATCGCGGGGCTGTATCATATGTCTAGAGATGGCGGATTCTTCCCTGCCACATATGAGTCCTCGGTGGATCTTATACGTCAGCAGTATTGGGAACTTCCCCGCAAGCTCAACCTGAAGAATAGGAAGGATTAAAGATGAGACTCATCCAAGGTAACGGTCACGAGTTTATCGAACTCGAAACCTACAAGGAAAAGCACAAGCTGTATGTCCGCACCAGTGAGATCACTGGCATCACGGTGATTGATGATGTGCTTCATGTTAAGGAAGCCCGTCTCGAAGCAGCGTATGGGATTGAAGGAACTGTCCCCGAACTCTTCTCAACTCTCGGGTGCAACACTCTCTCTGAACCTCTTCCGGTTCCTTTCTGATGAGTAATATAAGCTACTGTTCAGGCGGCTTGAACTGCTTTGATTTATCTTGTCAGGACAGAAAGGCTTGTAAATTTGCTAAGATGTATGAACAAACCTACCTAGGAAAAAACTTCATGCTTGGAGTCCCTGATCCAGACAAGCTGAAAGAAGGAGTAAAGTTCGACGGAGACAAGAAGCTTCGCCCCGAACTCATTGCACCAGAAATGATCGAATCACTCTCGATCGTCCTCGCGTATGGTGCAAAGAAGTACGAAGATAGAAACTGGGAGAAAGGTATGAAGTGGTCACGTCCCTTTGGTGCATTGATGCGTCATATGTGGGCGTGGTGGAAGGGAGAAGATAATGATCCCGAAACGGGATTCTCTCACCTTGCTCATGCAGCGTGTTGCATCATGTTTCTTCTCACTTATGTAACTCGTAACTCTGGCACAGACGATAGGTGGAAAGGATGAGCCACATCTCTCACAAGAAAGTTAACCATGTCGGACCAGAAAACGCAGACATCTTCATCCTCGGTGAAGCTCCAGGAGAAGATGATAACCTACAAGGAATACCTTTCGTTGGTCGCACAGGAGAATTCCTTGACCATCTACTCTCACTGGTTGGGATTAGCCGAGCGTCTTGCCGCATCGGAAATGTCTGTAACTACCAACCGAAAGGGAATGATTTCAAACTCCTTCACGGTTCGCAACAACTCCTCGAAGGAAAATCAGAACTAATCTCCTACCTCTCTTCTCACTCTCCCAAGATCATCATTGCAATGGGAAACGAAGCACTCAAGTTTCTTACTGGGTGTGAAGGGATTACGAAGTGGAGAGGTTCGGTTCTGAGGCACAATAAATCCTATGTCCTTCCGACCATTCACCCTGCGATGGCATTCAGTGATGGACAAGTTCCTCCCATTATCGAGTTCGACCTACGTAAAGCAAAGAGGATACTAGAAGATGGTTACACTAATCCTGTACATTATTTTGATGAGGATTATGCGCTTGGCGAAATCCACGCTCTCCTCGCTAAAGTTAGTTCGAAGCCCTTTGTTACAGCAGACATCGAAAGCATCCGCGGAACAACTCACATTCTCTGCATCGGATTCGGTTTATCGAATCGGGACGCTGTCTGCATCCGCAATCGCTATCCTATTAGTCAAGGCATTGATCCTGAGTTTGTGGTGGCCGTCCAATCCATCTTTGATGCTGCTAATTCAATAACCTTCCACAACGGTCTGTTCGACGTAGAGGTTCTGAGGCTAAATGGAATTACCGTCCCCGAAGATAAGTATGACTTCGACACCATGTACGCGCAGAGAGTCATCGCCCCCGAGCTTCCAATCGGCCTCGACTTCTGTACTTCCGTATACACTGACGAGCCATACTATAAGGATGACGGGAAAGATTCCTCTCCAAACTTCCGACAGACTCTCTGGGACTACAACTGCAAAGACTGCATTGTAACTTTCGAGACACGAGAGAAGCAAGAAGAGATCCTCGATAAGAATCCACTGATGAGAAACACCTTCAACTATCAGATGTCCATCATTCCCGTAGCACTTCATCTACAAGAAAGTGGAATGGAACCTGATGTTGAACGAATCAATCTCATTCGTGATTCCATCACAGCCAAGCTCGACACCGCTCGCGGTTATCTCTATGCAATCAACGGTCAGCCATTCAACACAGCATCTCCGAAACAAGTAATCGAGTTCCTTCATAAGAAGCTCAGCCTCCCAACTCGAAGCAATCGAGAGAACAAGGTTACCACAAACGAAGATGCGCTCGTCTCTCTTATCTCCTACTCTCAGAAAGAGATGGACAATCGAAAGACAGATAAGAGTAAGCAGGATTGGCTGTTCAAACTTTCAGCATTGAAACTTCTCCTTCTCGTTCGTGGTTACGAAAAGCTCATCTCATCTTACCTCAACATCAAGCTCTCGCCGGATGGAAGAATTCGATCCAGCTATAAGGTGAGTGGAACGGAAACAGGAAGATGGAGTGCAAGTAACTATGTGGATGGTAGTGGGTTCAACGCACAAACCCTTCCCCGAGAGGAGATTGAGGTATGATTACCCAGAGGATTCAAGGCTTCGGCAAGTTTACCTTTCCTGCTCACATCAAGAAGCTCATCCCACAGCGGAGAAAGCTTATTGTTAAGCTGGAAGATGGGCAAGTTCGTTACATTGTAAAGGCTGGAAAGCGATATGTAATCCAGACTAGTAACTGGGAGGGTAGGTAGAGGTATGATGACCGCAACAATCAAGACCCTCAAGAATACTTACAAAGTCGAAGAGCATGATGGTGGAGTCATTCACATTACAGACGTGAAGGCAAATTCCTACATCTCCTTCCGTGATCGACACCACTTCTCTGAGTTCATCGAGCAGTTTAAGAACATCGTTATGCTTCCCATTCCCGCTGACATCACTGATAGGTATGTAGGAACAAGGGGAAAGTATGACTACAAGTGAGAAAGTGAAGTATCCCTTTCGCTCTATCATCCGTGCGCGAGAAGGTTGCTCTCTCATCTCTGTTGACTTGTCCGCAGCAGAAGCGTGGGTTGTAGCCTATCTCGCTCGCGATGAGAACATGAAGCGAGAACTCGCAGACGGTGATCTTCACAAATATGCAGCCTCAATCATCTTCCAGAAACCCGTTAACCTCATCACAAAGAGTGAACGATATGTCGGTAAGAAAGGAAACCATTCCCTTAACTATCGAACTTCTGCTGGAAAACTCTGTGAGTCCATTAACAAAGAGGGCATTGTTACGGTTTCTCTCCCGCAAGCCAAGACCTATTACGAACGTTGGCACAGTGCATTTAACGTTCGAATGTGGTGGGCAGAAATTGACGATAAGCTACGATCCACAAGAACACTCATCACTCCATACAAACGCCAGCGATACTTCTTCGGACTCTGGAATGATGATCTCCTTAAAGAAGCAACCGCATATGTTCCTCAGTCTACAGTCGCCGACCACATGAATGGAGCAGTTCAGCCTGAGTTGGGTATCGAGGGCGGACTACTGACGATCTATCGAAAGATCATTCTACCATCTAAGAAAGAAATCAAGATGATTCAGACTGCTCACGACTCAGTTGTATTGGAGACTCCGAAGGCTCTGATCAGCGAGATTGCTGAGCAAACTGTTTCTATCTTAAAGCGTCCGTTGATGGTGAACGGAGAAACCTTTACTATTCCGGTGGACTGTGACATCTATCCCGAACGATGGGAAGAAGCAGCTTAATCTTGGTGAAGATGAGCAGACTGGAAAGCGACGGTTGGAGAATTGGATTGATAGTTTCGCAGAGTGGGCATTACCCCGCACCGATTCTCCTTCCGCTTACGTCTTTTGGTCTGGCATCTACACCATCGCAGCAGCCCTTCGCAGACAAGTAAAGATTTCCGAGAAGCATCTTGGTTCATGGGAATGTTTCCCGCATCTTTACTTGATGTTCGTCGGTCCTCCTGGAATGAGAAAGACTACGAGCATGACGAGCTTCTCTGCAAAACTTCTCACACAAGTTCCTGGCCTTCGTAAGGGTCCGTCCTTCTTCACGAAGGAACTCATCACTCAACAGATGATCGAGACTCCAGATACTTCCGTCTATCTTATGGTCGGTGAGTTTGGAGACTTGATGCAGAAGAACAAACCCGGCGAGATGTACGACTTCCTTACCTCAATGTATGATAACAAAGAGAGTTTGGAAGTTGGTACGATGATGCGTGGTGTACAGGTTGGACTTCGCCCCTCGCTCAATATGTTCTCTGCTACAACTCCTGCATGGATTAGTGAGAATATGAGTGCAGGTGTAATCGGTGGTGGGTTTGCGAGTCGAGTTATCTTTATCTACGAAGAGAGATTGAGAGCACCTCGACTCATCTACACCACACGAATGAAGGAACGAGATGATGGCCAGCTAGAGAAGGATCTTCTCCACGATCTGATTGAGATATCTAATCTTGCTGGAGAGGTGGAGCTAGATGAAGGGATGGAAGATTATCTAAACGAGTGGAATGATCGACACGCCTCATCTCCACCAGTAGATGCACGGTTTGCAGGTTATCATTCTCGCAAGCCTATGATGATTCTCAAACTCGCCATCATCCACAGTGTGTCGAAGGGTAACTCACTGTTGATTACGAAAGAAGATTTCGACTGGGCAGTGAGAGCACTGGAATCTACCGAAGCTCAACTTGGCAAGATCTTTGGTGGTGTGGGTGAGAATCGCTTCGTGTTCGACATGGATGCTATCACAGGTTTTGTATTGACACGAGGAGAAGTTGCAGAGGAAGAGATTCTTGCACAGTTCCGTAGCGTTGCAGAACCGAACAAGCTGATGGAGTTGTTGAGAGGATGTATTCAGTGTGGTGATCTATTGTTCAAGCAGGTGGGAACTACGAGATACTACTTCGCTAACGATTAGGAGAGAAGATGGTAGAGAAAAGGTTGCTTACTGAGGTTATTAGAGAGTTTATAGATAGAGAAGATGGAGGGACACTCATGTCCGCTAGCTCATATTATCTTGCCGAGCACATCATTAAAACTCTCAAGCCTCATCTAACCGAACAGACGCAGACACCTCCGCGCCGGTTGCGGCCGTACAAGGGCGTGGTCTACGATCCCGAGCGCCAGCACTGGACCGACGCCGCGCCGTTGAAGGGGAGCGGGTTGCGCCGCGTGTATCACAGTGCCGCCGAAGTGGTGTTTCGGTGCGATGACGGCACGTTCACGGACGCCGACCACGCCGCGTTGCTCGCGTTGCGCGACGATCCGTACGAGAAGACGGAGACTGAGGTGGAAGCAATTACGGAGGTACGTGAAGCCTTCGCAGAGGGCCGCTCATATCTGTACACGCAGCGCGGTGACACGGTGTGCAACATCGCTGAACTGTTGGGAGCCTACGACGCCCTCGCAGCCGAGCGCGACGCGGCGGAAAAGCTGGTGTCCGCGCAGCATGACGTGCTGGTCGCAATGAAAGCCGAGCGCGACGCGGCGGTGCAGGAGCGGGATGACGCCGACGACGCATTGGCCGCGTGTCAG